GGATCTACAGGATCTACAGGATCTACAGGATCTACAGGATCTACAGGATCTACAGGATCTACAGGATCTACAGGATCTACAGGATCTACAGGATCTACAGGATCTACAGGATCTACAGGATCTTCAGGAAGATCTATTGGTATAACTCAAGAGAGAGATAGTGTAGGACCAAATACACATCCTGAAAGTTACGGTAAGATGCCAGGTAAATATTATTATTCTAAAATGTTTGAAAAAGATGATGTAGGTTATGAAATATTTGATAATTATTACAAAAAATATGAAGGATGGCCTTATTTTTTTGATTTTAGTGATGAAAAAACAAAAGATTTTCTTAAAAAATTACCACCAAAGGAATGTGAATCTGTTAGTGATAATAATAATAATTGTGTCAAACAAATACCTAATTTAAAATGTGTAAATGGAATGAGGAAATTGACGGATTCAGAAGGAAAAATATTAATTAAAGATGATGATAATAATGATATTAAATTATTTCAAAAAGCAAAAGATCCTGATTTAAGATCCTGTAATATTAAATATGATCCAGATACAAAAACTTATAAATGTGGTGATTTAGAATATCAAAATCTATTATATCCTTATCCGATTGTAAATAAAGATTCTCGTATATGTATTGATCAAAATGATAGTGTTAATAATATAGATTACGATAATATTAATATGTGGTCATGGATAACTTGGGGTATAACTTTGACTATAATATCTATTTATTATGGTATTCATTTTATTAAAGGTGGAAAGCAAATGAAGATAGATATGATAATTTATATAGTTTTATTTATATTATTACATTCATATATATTTTTATCACATAAGTTCGATTTTTTTGGATCGTTGACAGTGCCTAATCCATATGAAAAAATTTATTATCTTCAGAAAAAAGGTGGAATATCTTACATTTTTTCTATGTTAATACCTATATTTAGTTTTATATTTATTGTATGTCTATTATACGATGAAAAGATAGTTTCATTTATTTCAATTATATTTATATTAATGGGATTAAGTTTTATAGGATCTATTTCTGATTTTGGAAATCAGTTATTTTCATTTAATTTTTATTCAAGTTTTTTTGGTGATGAATGTAGTAAATCTATAATAAATGATGAAGATTTTGATGCTAAAGAAGAAATAAAAACAAATGATATAGGAAGAATATTAAAAACAATTTCAATATTAATTGGTATTACTTTATTATATCTTTTTATACTCAATCAACCCTTCTTAATTCCATATTATATAAAGCGTTGGAATGATCCAAGTATTTAAATAATCTGTATATTTAAATAATTCGTTAGATTAATATTAAAAAATAAATACAAGGTTTATATAAATGGACAATGATGTAGATGTTTATGAAGGAAATCATGATGAATTTATTAAATATTTATATTCAAGTAATCCAAAGGGAAAAGGAATAATAAAATTAGAACTTCCATTAGAAGATGAAAATAAAAATATAAATCTACATGTCTTCGAACAATTATTAATGATATTTGTTGATGGATTAAAATTTTTCTATGGAGATAAAAATGGAAAAGTGACTATATCAGAATTAACTAGAGAAGATATTGAAAAAGTAAATAATTATTTTATTTCGATGAATTATAAAGTTAATTTAGAAGTCTTCCAAACAATCCATGAATATAAATTTAAGTTTCCGAATTATTTTAAAAATCAAGAACATATAAAAAAAAATACTCCTTTAAAAGATTTTTATTATGAAATTTTTAACAATCAAAATTGTGCTTTTAGAATTTCATTTGAATTAGTTTAGGTTTAAAAAATAAAATAACCCTTTTACTATTATTTATGGAAGAAATTAATGCTCCCATTTTTGCCCAGGCTAAAATAGAATACACCAATCAATTAATTGATGTATTATATCCTCATATGTTTGATGGAATCAAATCTATTTTTGATGAATCAAAGATAATTTTTACTAAGAAAAGATCTACAGTTCCTATTTTTATTTTATTTAGAGAAATACTTGAAAAAGTACCCATTTGGAATGGTGAGATATTAGATGGAGAATGTAATCGAATTATTTCCAATTCGGGATGTGATTGGATTGATGATTTAATTACAGCTGTTTTTATAAGTCATACAAAAATATTAACATCTATAGGACCAAATCAAAACAGTTCAAAAATAAATGTGACTATTCCTAAAACAAATAATTTTATTCATAAATGTTATATTAATTTAGCAAGAGAAATATGGAAAAATCCTTATTTATTTAATGAAAATGTTCCAGGTCATGAATATCAAAGAAATTGTAAAGAAGTTGAAAATATTATTAAACAATGCATTGAAACTACAATTCGTAAATTATTACCAGTTAAAGAAATATTAAGAGAACATTTAGACACATATGATTCTGAAATAACTAATAAAGAAGAATTAAAATCTATTATTCAACAAGAATTAAGTTCTCTTAAAAATGAATTAATTAAAAATAACAAAGTATCTGATTCTGAATCAGTTGATAGTAATAGAAATGATAATGATTATAATGATGATTATAATGATAATAATGATTTTAATCAAAAAGAAACTGAAGAAACTGTTCTTAAAACAAAAATAAATGAACTAATTGATACACTTAAAGAAGATAATAATATTGAAGATAATGATGATAATTATAATATCATAAATAATAAATATGTTTCTAACTATGCTGATGAATTAACTGATGATGAAATAGAACAAAATACAAGTGATATTGTAGTAAATGATATAACCATACCTGTAAATGAAAATGATTTACAATATGATAATGTTGATATAATGGATTTATCAAACAATAGTGAAATAGATAATCAAAAAAGATTAGAAAATTTAGCAATAACTAATGAACAGAATAATTTATTAACTGAAGATTATTACGATAAACCATATGATATATCTAATGATAATATATCTAATGATAATATATCTAATGATAATATATCTAATGATAATACATCTAATCAAATTATACAATTGGATAATATATCAGATATACCACCACTAAAAGATACATCTCCAATGTTATCTGAAAATATAAATGATAATTCAAATCAACAATCTATTTTTGCTGAATCACAATCTCCACCAGAACCTCAACCAGAACCTCAACCAGAAGATTTATTTAAAACAGAATCTCAACCAGAATCTGAACTAAAATCGGAATCTCAACCAGAATCTGAACCAGAACCTCAAACAGAAGATTTATTTAAAAAAGAACCAGAACCTCAACCAGAACCTCAACCAGAACCTGAACCTGGACCAGAACCTAAGAGTAAAGATGAACAAAATTTTTTTTCATTTGAAAATATTTTTAAAGATTCAGATGATACTAAAGAAGGTAAATCCATTGAAATAACTAATTCGGAACCTTTGAAAGAAATACCTGAAAAAATTGAAGTTAAAAAAATAGATACAGTTATTGATAATGATATAGATGAAACTTCTTCATTAGCAAATTTCTTTGATGATATTAAACAAATTGCTGATGATAAAAAAATAGATATTGATACATCGAATGATATTCCGGAAAATTTTTTGTTTTCAGATGCGAATGAAAGTGATAAATAAGTTTAATTAATCAAATATTTTATAATTAAAATTATTAATATGATCAATTATTTACTTTGTAGTTCGGGAATTTCATTAGTAAGTACAATTATATACTTAATAATTAATAATAAAAAAGAAGTCGATAGAAATGAATATGTTAAAATATTTTGTATTATAATGTTTGTTTCTTTATTAATATTATTCATAACTGGAGGAAATAGTCAATCTGTTGTTTTAAAAGGAGCAGGTGTAACAAATAATATATCAAGTAATATCCATAATACTCCTCCTTTTTAAAATTTGTAATATAACTTTAGTGGAAAGTTTTTTTTCTGAACTCTATATTCTTTAAAAATTTTATGATTTAAAATATCAATTGGAAGAGAGTTAACAGAATTTTTTGATATATTTATATACAAAGAAAAATCATCAATCATATCTCTATAATTATCTCCATATTTATCTGTACACATATGATTTAATAAATCTAAAATAGAATTATCTATAGTTCTATCACCCAATTCATCTAAGATTGTCATAGATAATCTACATAAATCAAAATTGAAACTTGGTTTTGTATCTGGTATATTTTTTTCTTTTTTATTATAAAAATCAACTTGAGATGGATAATAATATTGACCCCAAGCTTCTGAATTTTTAGAAAAAACATCATTCATATAAGTTTTATTATTATATGTAATTATTGATCTTCCAAAATCTATTATTTTGAATATCTTACCATAAGTTGGTATTCTAAAATATTTATTATTTATTTTGTAATATAAATATTCTTTTTCTGTATTTGAATACATAATATTATTTATATGTAAATCATTATGAGTAAATTTGTATTTTTTTTGTAAATAATGTAAAGCGAATGATATTTGAAATAAACAAGATAATATTACTTCTCCATTAAATTCATCACTAATAAGGTAGTCTTCCAATGTTCCTTCTAATTTTTCAATAAATAATAATTGTAAAGGAATATTTTTAATTTTCGCAATATAATCATCATTATAATTAATATCTGATTCTTCACTATCAGAAAAATCTTCATCTGATTCATCTGATTCTTCATCAGAAGAAACATAAATATCAAGTTTAAATGTATTATTAAGGTTTTGATTGAAACATTTGTCAATTCTTAAATCAGAATATTCATCTGTAATATCATATTTATAATTACCAATACAATTAGTTGAACCATAAAAAATAGCAAAATTTGGAAGAATATTATTAACAACTAATTTACTAAATAAAAAAGAACAAAAAACATCTATATAAGCAGTATTATTTATATCATTTATTTTTTTAAAGGTATTATAATTATATCCAGATGGTAAATGATAATTATTATTATTTATTAAGTTATAATTATTATTAATACAATGTATTATTTCTAATACAGGTATTGTCTTACAAAATATAGTTTCATTTATATAAGTATTTTTAGATGAATCATATATTACACCATCTAATATCATATTAGAATTATAATATTTTTCTTTAATAATATCTTTTATTTCAGTTAAATAATATTGCCTCTTAAGATCTATTAATTTATGTGAATTTTTAGTATTATGAATATAAAAATAAAGCGAAAAAAATGGTATATAAAATTGAGGAGATTTTATCTCTAAAACATTTTTTAAAGAATTAAAATAATTTTTAACAATTTTCTTATCCCATTTGTGATATTGAATATATTTGATTTCTTTCATATATTATATATTTTCTTAAAATCACAATTATTTTAATAATTAAACTTAATGTATTTGTTTAATTATTGTAATTAAATAAATGTTGTATAAAATATAGTAATGGAAATTGAATTATCTAAATTTAATATTAATGATATTAAAGATGACAAAGTTGTTGTATTAATTGGAAAAAGAGAAACGGGTAAATCTTTCTTGTGCAAAGATATATTATATCATCATAGTAATATTCCAGTTGGTCAAGTTATTTCTGGAACGGAAGCAGCAAATGAATTTTATTCAAAAATGGTTCCTAAACTTTTTATTCATGAAGAATATCAACCTGCCATTATTAGTAATATCTTAAAAAGACAAAGAATGATGATTGAAAAATACAAAGAAAGTAATAGCATTGATCCAAGAGCATTTTTAGTATTGGATGATTGTCTTTATGATAATACTTGGACAAAAGATAAAAATGTTAGGAGTTTATTTATGAATGGTCGTCATTTTAAAATTTTATTTATGATTACAATGCAATATGCTTTAGGAATTCCTCCAAATCTTAGAACAAATATTGATTATGTTTTTATTTTAAGAGAAAATTATGTTAGTAACAGAAAACGTTTATATGAACATTATGCGGGAATGTTTCCTAATTTTGAAATGTTTTGTCAAGTTATGGATCAATGTACTGAAAACTTTGAATGTTTAGTTATCAATAATAATGCTAAAAGTAATAAATTAACCGATCAAGTATTCTGGTATAAAGCAGAACCCCATGATGATGTTAGATTGGGATCTAGAGAATATTGGGAATATGATAGAGAAAAAAGAGAATCAGCACCAGCAGCTGGTGGTGGAGGAATGGAACAATCTAAATATGTAATCAATAAAAAATATTAAACCTGAGTTACCTTTTTTAATTCTTCAACAATTTTATCTTCTTGTCTATGGACAAATACTTTAACATTTTCTTTACCATTTACTTTTTGAAACAAATATAATGTAGGGAATCCTTTAACTTCTACACCATGTTCTTCAGCTGCTTTTGGATTTTTATCCATATCTATCTTAACTATTTCTAATTTATGACCATTCATCATTTTACCATGATATTGACTAATTACATTATCAAAATCTTGTAACATATTTCTTGAATGACCACACCAAGGGGCATAAAATAATACTAATTTAGTTTGTTTATCTCCACCAGTTGTTCCAACAGGAACTGTATCTTGTTTATCACCGGTTGGAATACTCTTAACCATATCACTTGATTTTAAAGGTTTTCCTAAACCAAAATCAGAAGGTCTATCTTGAAAACTATAATAACCACCAGTTCTTTCCCAATCATAAGCAACAGGTAATCCTACTTTAGAAATATCGATTTTCCCCGGTTGATTAAAAAATTTGGCATTATACTGTTTACCACTCTTCGCCATTTGAATCTTTTTTTCTAATCCAAGATAACCATTTGTAGGAACATTTTTGTATACTTCTTTACCAATTAAATCTGTTGGTGGTTTACCCATTTCACCAACATTTTGACTTTCTTTTTCAACTCCATTTAAATCTGATGAAATTTCTTCTAAACTGAATCCCTCTCTTTGAAAAAACATGCACAATAAAAAACCAATTAATACTAAAATAACTAATACACAAGTATCATCATCTTTACAAAAAGTATTAATTTCTTTCATTATTGAATCTAGAACCATATTTATATATATAATATATAAAATTTTATTGTAAATCAATCAATTTCCAATATTCATAAGAATTTCCATATTTCCTTTTAATAATAAAAGGAATTTTTTTCTGATTATATTCTTCAATTGCTATTTGATAACTATTTTGATATTTTTCTGGATTTGAAATAAATATTATTGATCCATTACTTATTTGATTTGCTCTTTCAGACAAGACTCGTGTTTTTTCGAATTTTGTAATTTTCGGATTAGTTTTATATTTTTTTTTATTTTTTTCATAATCTTTCATTAAAACTGAAATATCTTCATTACTTGAATTTTCTTCATTTAAATATTCTTCCATTTTAATAATGTAATATAATATTATTATTTTAAATCAAATTTTTTAAATTTTAATTTTTAATTTTTCCATTTTTGACCACATTTTTCACAAATATAAATATATTTCATATCTTCTTTATTATAATTAATAAATTTAAATGATTCACTATCACAACCCTCACTAATACATTTTAAATTGGTATTTGATTTAATACTAGGTAATGTTAAATCATGAGTAATAAATTTATTTTCATTTATATATAAACTACTATCAAATTCTCCAAAATTAAGTGTGTAAATACAATTATCAGTATTTTCAAAGTTTTCTGTTGTTCCACATGTTTTACAAGAATACATTAATTTTTCATCTTCATCAATATAAATACTTGTAATATTATGACATTCTTTACAAAAGTGAATACCATCGTTACTCATTTTGATTTTATATATATTTTAAATATTTAAATTGTTTATCAAATTTTTTATTTTTGGATAATCAATTATCACATTTAAATTATATACATTTACACTAACTCTCATTTTATCTGGATAAAGGTTTGAAAGATCTTCTAATCTCTTTTTAATTACATCAATATTTTTAGTTATATGATTTTTAATATGTTCTTCAAAATTTTTATAATTTTCTGGTATTTGAAAACAGTTTTTATAAATTAAATTTGAATAAGTATCATATTCAACTATTTTATTATATGTATCATTTCTTAAACCATCTTCATTTTCTAACCCTGGTTCATTATGTAATGGATTTTCATTTAATAAAGATTGAATTGAAAGTAAAACACTTCCAATATGCATAACTGTTGTCCATTTAGGTCCTGACCATGTATTGATTATTGATAAACATACCTTACCTAAATAATTATCTTTTGATCTTCCAACATATAAATTAGGATGAATTCTATTTCGACTACTTGATATATAATAAACTTTGGGTGGATTAAATGGATAATCTTTTGGAAATTCTATCTTAAAATATAATACTCCATTTTCATAAGGTGTTCCTTCTGGTCCAATAATAATAGCATTAGCATCTAATATATTTTCTTCATTAAAATCAATATAAATACCCATTGACGCTAAATCCATTTTTTGTAGTTCTTTTATATCTTTATTTATTATACGTTTTTGAGCATTCTTGGACATTTTTAAATATTATATTTTAAAAATCCTTAAATAATTAAAGAATTATAAAATATTTAAGTTTATTTAAAAATCTACTTTTTTAAAAATTTGATTTAGATTACTATTAACTATTAATATACAGATAAACAGTAATAAATAATTTATAATAAAGATAATTTGTTATATTCGGATAAAATTAATTAAAGAAAAAAATATAATATAATATCATTATGAAGTTGGATGATTTTCTTAAAATACATGAAGTATTAGAAAATACAAAAGAAAAACCAGTAACACATACTCTCATGAACAATGGTAAATTTCATATTCCGAATAATAAAATAGATAAACTTTATAAAAAAATAGAAAAATATATTATTCGTGATCGATGTGAAATTCAATTGGTTGAAAAAATGGGAGAAATTCATCCATTTATCATAGATATTGATATTAAATATAAAAATACTTTAGAAAATAGAGAATATAATGAACAAACTATTCAAAAGATTTTATCATTTCTATGGTTAAATATATCTTCATTAGTAACCTCTAATTCAAATAAATCATCTGATATATGGGTTATGGAAAAAGATAAACCTTATCCTTGTAAATCATCTAAATATAAATATAAAGATGGTATTCATATAGTTTTTCCAAATATCTTAATTAAAAAATCTACATATCGTAAAATTATTAATTTCTTAAAAGAACAAAAAGAAATTGAAAAAATATTTGTTGAAACCTGTGAAGTACCTCCATCAAATATGGACGACACTTTACTTGATGGTTGTTTTTCAGGTTGGCAACCTTATGGGTGTTCTAAAGAAAATGAATCATATTATAAATTAACAAGTGTATATAAATTAAATGAAAATATACATGAAAAAATTAATGATCAATTATTTAATGATACCTATACCAATAGTCTTTCTATTATGAAGACTTTATCTATGAGAGGTCATCATGAAGAAAATATTCAATATACAGATGAATTAAAGGAAATTATTGGAAATGGACTTAAAAAAACAAATAGTAATACTAGTAACGGTATAGTAAACAACATGGTAAACGATATTTACGGAGGAAATAACGTCTATTTTGTAGATCATAATGATGTTATTAATCCATATGAAATTGTTGAAAATAATGAAAAAGAATTAGTTAAAGGTCTTATTGGTTGTCTTTCTATTGAAAGAAAAACAGAATATAATAAATGGTTATCTGTAGGAATGTGTTTACATAATCTTGATCCAAATAATTTTGAATTGTGGTGTGAATTTAGTAAGGATGATCCATCTTATAATGAAAATACATGTAGACAAAAATGGTCTTCATTTAATAGTCATCATAATGGTGAAAAACTTGGTAAAGGATCTCTTTATCATTGGGCAAAGTGTGATAACAAGAAAAAGTATTATGAAGTCATGAAAGAATATTTAGGATCTAAAATTGAAAATAGTATTTCTCATGGACCAGATGCCCATCATCTGATAGCACTTGTAATTTCAAAGTATTTTGAAGATCAATTTATTTGTGTAGATATTAATGATGATTGGTATTATTTTAATGGTGTAAGATGGAGAAAGACTATGAAAGCAAATAAACTAAAGAAAGCAATACACGATGATATTCATAAAATTTACAGAGAATATGGTGATAAGTATGATAGTATTGCTAGGAATATAGCAAATGATGAAGGTGATCCCGATGAAATTAAGAAATATAGAGATAAGTTTGAAAAATGTTTAACATTTCAAAAGAAACTTTACCAGGAACCTTATGTAAATACAATTATTGGATCCTTAAAACATATCTTTTACAAGGAAGGAATTATGGAAGAATTTGATACTAATAATGATCTTATTGGTTTTGAAAATGGTATTTATGATCTTAAAAATCATGTGTTCCGTGAAGGAAGACCTGAAGATAATCTAACATTATCTACTAAGATTATCTTACCAATTAATGGTCCTATAAGACCAGGCGAAGATCAGGAGAAATTTAGGAGACGTTCAATTCCAGATTCCAATATTCCATTAGATGAACTTAATCCAAGGATAGAAGAAATGGAAAACTTTCATAAATTACAACATGATATGCGTGAATTTATTTCACAAATTATTCCAGATGAAGATGTAAGAGATTATGCTATTCGATTTATTTCAAAATGTTTATCAGGTGAAAATCGTGATGAAGAATTTAATATTTGGACTGGTTCTGGCGGTAATGGTAAATCTAAACTTGTTGAACTTATTCAGTTATCGATGGGCGAATATGCTTGTAATTTACCAGTTTCTCTTCTAACTCAAAAAAGGAAAGCGTCTGGTGCTGCTTGTCCTGAGATGGCACGTACTCGTGGTAAGAGATTTGTATTTATGCAAGAACCTGATGTAAATGAAACATTAAATGTAGGTGAGATGAAAGAAATTACTGGTAATGATAAAATTCAAGCAAGAGGATTATACAAGGAACCATTTGAATTTACTCCACAATTTAAATTACTTCTTATGTGTAATCAATTACCAAATATTCCTAGTAATGATGATGGTACTTGGAGGAGATTAAGGGCAGTTCCATTTGTATCTCGTTTTGTAAAAGAAGATGATGTTGATATTAAACTTAATCGTTATCCAATTGATAAACAATTAAAAAAGAAACTACCTTACTGGATTATTCCTTTCATGTGTATGTTATTTGAAGAGTGGAGGGAATATGATAAGAATGGTATTCATATTCCTGAAGCAGTTACAGATAAAACAAGAGAATATCGTAATTCAAATGATATTATTGGTAAATGGATTAATGAGTGTTGTGTTGCTACTGATAATATTGTTCAAGGTGTAAATGAGTATGCTCCAACAGAATTTGATAATCTATTTGCTGAATTTGGTGAATGGTGTTCTAATAATGAAGAAGATAAACCATCGAAGAAAATTGTAAAAGAAGCATTAAAGGATTGGCAATCCAAATCTAAATATGGATTATCAATTAGTAAGAAAATGAGTGATAATTTACCAAATGGATCGGAAGCAAAACCTAGGTTCAACCTGACAATTGTAGAATAAAAAAAAAATGTAGAATAAAAAAATGTATAATTTAATAAAATTTAATAATAATTTAATAATAATGTGATAATTTATCTTTCTTCTGGTTTTAGATATTCATAATCAAAATATTTGAATATTTCTTTTTCTGTTTTAAATTTTTTTGTGAATTTTTTACTTGAATCTGTAAAATTAACACCATATTCATTGAGTGTATATCCTCTCTCTAATAAATCATTTCTCATTTTAACATTAAATTCTGCCGAACCTGTAAAATATAATACAGCAAATGGATATTCATCAGGTGAAGTATACATAATATCAATTCTTCTGTTTGGATAATTTTTTGTATTCAAATTAGACATTCCCATAAATTTCTTTTGTCCATGAGCAAGTGTATCTCTAATATAACCATCTTTTATTAGTCTTGATATAAATAATTCATATGTATCAGATGATTCTGATTTTAAAAGGATATCTATGTCCCCGCTATCTTTCTTTTTTCGACGATATGATCCAGATATAGTTAATTCTGAATTTGGATCAATTTCATTTAAGGTTTTTTTAAGATATTTCTCATGTTTTTTGATTTCTAAATGAGGAATTCTAAGATTTATATCTTCAAAATATTGAAGACCCTTTAATTGAACATCATTCAAATAATTAACATGTTCCGTATCTTCTCTAATATCTTCTATAGTTTCATATCCGAGATCAATTAGTTTTTGAGCACATCCTGGACCTACTCCGTGTATCTTTTGAAATAATTCATGAAGATCAATTTCCTTTTTATTTTTTTGAATTTTCTTATATTCATTACAAGTTCCAGTACTAATAATTTCTCTAATTTTTTCTTTTGTTCCTTTACCAATTCCTTCAATTGAAGATATCTTTGAATCAGTTAAATCTGAATCATTTTTTAATTTCTTTAATCCTTTTAGAACCTTTGTATAAACTTTTCCTCTGAAATAATCTTTATTCAAGAGATGATTTTTTTCAATTTCTGTGAAGATTGTAATAATTTTTTCTAAATTTTGATTTGTATCGTAATCTGTTTCTTTTAATATAATATCTGTCCTTTTACGTAAATAACGGGCAAATCTAGGAATACCCTTATCTGTCCATCCAGAACATTCATAAGTAATGATTGTTCCTTTTGGATGAGTTTCCATATAGTTTTCTCTTACTTCATCGTCCATACCCGAAAGAGTAAAGATATGATCATCATCTTCATCTCTTGTCATATAAGTATCACAATTTTTTAGTGGTCTACAAACCAATCCACCAAGGAAACCATAATACTTACCTTTACCAGGTTTATAATCAATAATCTCTGCTTCTCTGTCAAAAGATGGTTTGTATTTTAACATATCAGAAGATCGTCCATCTTTGTATATACTATCTGGTCTTTTGATCATAATTCCTTCTCCTCCATTTGAGATAATACTTTGATAAAATTCATCCATCATTTTGTGAGATGTAATTTTCTTTTGTTCTGTAAAAGATATAGGACATTCAAGATTATTAAATGGATATTCCATATTTTTCTTTGTAATTGTATTCCATTTTTCTTTTGTTAACTTGACTATTTTCTGAAGATCTTTTATCCTTTCAATAAATACCTTATCAAGATTTGTAATATCATAAACCACAAATCGAATATCAATCCATTCTTCTGGAACCGGAACTTTCTTACGAACTGTCCCCATAAGTTGAAAATTTTCTCTTCCTGCCCATAATTCACCATCAATCATTCGACCTTTAAGGGTCTTATTAGATGGCATAGCATTATAAAACCATTCTGGGGCATTAAATTCTTTTCCAGTCCTAGAATAGAAATGAGGATTTCCATCTTCATCATATGCTAAGATTGTTCTGTATCCATCATACTTTTCTGACATTCGCCAACCCAATGGAGGTTGTGAATATTCAGATTCTTCTTTTGAACCTTTCATTCCTTTGGTGTATTCTTTCGCGAGCATTACTTTAATTGTGGACATCTTTATAAATTATATAATTGATTTATCTTTAAAATCATTATCAAATTTAATAAATGTGAGTTTAAATTTGAAAGTATTATATTTAATATATAGTATAATGAGTATTGACATTTCAAAACTAGATAATAAACAATTAGCAATGGTCTGTATTAAACATAATATTATTCCTAAAGAAGAATTAAGTAAACATACAAAAGAACAAGTCATTCAAAAGGTTGAGAATTGGTGTAATATGAAAAAACAAAAATATCAAGGACAAAAAAAATCAATTAATGTAAATGAAAATAAACCACAAACCAGACAAAGAAGAAATTCAGCACCTAATGTTAATGCATCCAGAAATAAAAATGGTCCCCCAAAACCAACTATTGTTCATCGTGAAAGAAGAATGTCTGAACCATTAACACCTAAAGAAAAAGTAATTGCTCAAAATGATTCACAATCCAAAAGACAATATAATGAAAGTCAAGAAAAATTACAAAAAGAATTATTACAAAAAAATATGGATAAATACGATGCTTTTGGTATTTATCCTCCCGTAAAAAGATTAATTGCTATTGGTGATTTACATGGTGATTTAAGAGTCACATTAATTGCTTTGAAATTAGCAAAAGTAATACCCGATAATATATTTCCCAATAATGTTCAAGATATAAGATGGACCGGTGGTGATACTTGGGTAGTTCAATTAGGAGATCAAATAGATCGTTGTCGCCCTGATAAATGGGTCAAAAATTGTGTTAGTGATAGTGATAGTGTAGTAGATGACGAAGGTAATAATATGCTTATTATTCAGATTTTTCAGAAATTAGATGCTCAAGCCAAAAAATTTGGTGGAAGAGTTCTTGGTATGGTTGGTAATCACGAATTAATGAATGTTGATCGTGATTTTAGATATGTTTCTCCTCAAGAATTTTTAGAATTTGTTCCACCAAATGAAAGAAATATTAAAAAAACAAAAGATGGTCTTCCATATGGTTTTTATCATAGAATGAAAGTATTTGAAAGAGGTGGTAATATCGCGAAACATTATGCTCTTCAAAAAAAAAGTATTACAATTGTTGGAAAAAATTTATTTGTTCATGGAGGACTTAGTCATGATTTAGCAATGAAATATTCAATTCATGAAATGAATGAAATTGTTAAAAAATGGTTATTAAAACAATCTACACCACAAGAAGATCAAATATTTGATGAAATTTTTAGAGATGATGATGATATGTCTCCATTTTGGTGTCGTTTATATTCTGAAGATGATGGTATGGGTGAAAATACAGAAAAAGGATTTAATAGATTATTAGAAATATTAAATCGTCGTAATAAAAAATTACAACCAATTGAAAGAGTAATTCTTGCCCATACACCACAATTTATGAATGATATGTATATGAATTCTCTTTATAATGAAAGATTATGGAGGATAGATGTTGGTATGTCACGAGCATTTGGAAAACAAGATGGTTGTGGAGAAAATAAATACAGACAAATTCAAGTATTAGAAATTTTAAATGATACACAATGTAATAAATTAATGGCTCCATTTTATGGAAGACAACCTGCTCCAGGAATGGGACAAAATGCTATGATGGATGCTGGATTTTTATCTTAGAATTTTAGAATTTTTAGGTGCTAATTTTTCAGGATAAAAATCTTTACTTCTTTTTTTACCTAATTGATTTATTAAAATATTCTTTTTAGGATATCTTACTATATATCTACCATCTTCTCTTTCCGAAATTAACCAAGCCCAACGAATATTTCTATTATTAGGTATTTGTAATTGAATAATCTTATTTATTTTTTTAGAAGATCTTTTAGACTTTTTTTTTGTTTTTTTACTTCCAGATTTAATATTTCGTAAATATTTTGATATTAATTCTTTAATACTTTCATCTAATTCTTGAATATCAATACCTTTTTCAATTGCTTTTTTATAACTATATTCCCATGTTTTTAATTTTTTAGATTTGTTTAAAAGATCTTCTTCTTTTTGTGCTTCTTTAATCATATTTTTAGTCCATTCAAAACTAATATGATCAATACCAAATAAATCTTTACTCATTACTTCGGTTTCATCCCAATGAAATGATGTTTCATAAATAATTTTAAATTCATCAATTTCTTCTTTTAATTTATCTAATAATTGTTTTTGAGTACATCCATCTCTATATAATTTTTTTAATAAATCCTTTGATTTTTCTTCATATTTTTCATCCATTAAATCATATAGTTTGTATTGTTGATCTGGATTATCTCTTAAATGCCAGTATTTCAAAAAATCCTCAACTCTATCACTTTCTATTTTTAATGCTTTCATAAAAAATTTATTTTGTGATTCTGATAAAGTCATTATATTAAATATAAATATTATAATTCATCTTTAATAATAATTAATTGTGAATCTATTCTATCACATATCATTTGACAAACATCATTATCTATATTATTTTCTTTAGCGTATTTAATAAATTGTAATTTTTGAAGATTTAAACGGGTCTGATCTGATATAATTTTTTTCATTTTATCAACTGTATATTTACCAACAAATATCATCCAACCACTAACACTATGACCACTTGTTAATATTTGTTCTCTTCGTAAATCATTGATAATTTTTTCAATATAATTTTCATTGTATTCTCTAAAATGTGAAATAAGTTGAGTATCAATTTCTTGATCAGATATTGTGATAGATCCAAAATAATCTAACATAGTTTCTTGATAATAATACATAATTTATGTTTATATTATATTGTTGAATTTTTATATTACATAATATATAATGTGGTATTATTTTTTGGCTGTATGGTTGATTATTTCGATAATTATATACGGTTTAACTAAACAAAAATTAATAACTTTAACTCAAAGTCAATTATATTCTGGATCATCTGCTTTTTGTTTTACATCATTTTTAATGGCAGTAAAATTTTCAGTTGATCCTAAATTTGGTTGGGGTCCTAAACATACTTGGTCTAGATTACCTTATGGAACTTATCCTATTTGGATGTTTGGTTTTGTATCATTAGCATTTGGTTTAATGTTTTTAAGCAAATCATTTGAAAATGATGATGAAAGAAATAAATAATAATTTAAAATATTTAAAATCTTATGTTTATTATTATTTATAATCTTAAATGGAGGTTATTAAAGCACAACCGGTCCATAATTTAGATGATGATGATGAAAATTACAAAATATCATTAGATTTAGTTCAAGTTGATAGAATTTATATCAATATATTTAATACGAAATCTGGAATATCTTTTAAAACTTTTATTGATAAAAATTCACAATGGTATAATGATAATATTTATATTTATAGAGATAATTTCACACAATTATACAATATTCTTAAAAAAAGTTTAATCGAAAATGATAAAGATTTAAATTATACAATTATAGAAAATAAAGAAAAGATTATTCTCAAAATTATTTATAATAATGATATGTTTTCATTTAATCTTATTATTGATATTCCTAGATATATTTCAGATAAAGGCGAATTAGAAGATAGAATTAATTCTCTTGAATATCAAGTTGAAAGATTAAGAAATAAATTGAATAATAAAACTATGAAAATAAATAGTGAAAAAATAAATAATATTGAAGAAATATACAACAAATATGGTCATTTAGTTTATAAAGGACAAATGAAAAATGGAAAACCTCATGGGAAAGGAATTAAATATTTTGAAGATGCTGAAGTTATTCAATATGAAGGTGAATTTAAAAATGGATTATATGATGGTTACGGAATCTTAAAATATAATAGTTTTGGAAATACTATAGATGGTAGGAAATCTTCATCAGGTGATTATGTTGGTAATTTTTGTAAAGGATTAATGAATGGTGAAATATTTAATGATAATCTAAATGGTACAAAATATTACACTAACTATAAAATGGGTATTCAAGATGGTTTATATAAATATATTAATAAAGATGGTTCAGTATATACTTCTAATTATAAAGATGGTATTCAGTATGGAGAATGGAAACAGGTTGATAAAGATGGAAAAATCATTAGTTCAGGTGTCGCTAAATAATTTAAAATATACTTTCAAAATACTTTTGTAATAAATCATAATTTGATTCAGACACTTTCATAGTTTTTTGAATTCTATAATTTTCTTTGTATTTTAAAATATCAAACATTGGTCTGACGTAACCTTGATATAAGCATTCAGAATTTAATATTAAAATATTTCTATCTCTACAATTCCAATGTGATAAAGCATATTTTGGTTCTAGTATTTTTAGAATTTTATATATATAAATATATCCATATTTATCATCTTTTTTTGGATTAACTATATAAGCAAAGAAATCTCCTTCTTTAGAATTATTTTCTTTTGTATCATTCCACATATGTAAATCCCCTTGAATTATACGTTCTTGTTGATTTTTATATTCTTCTTCACTATTTCCAGTTAATGGTGTGAAAGTTATATTTTTTCCTTTATATTCTATTTTTTTATTCATCTCTAATTCAAATAGAATCATTTGATAATCGCTCATATTAATAGATCCTTTTTTTTCAATTAAATTTTTAATTTTATCCATAGTAAATAAAATTATTTATTAATTTAGTAATAAAATATCGATCAAATTTACTTAAACCATTTTAAAAGACTTTCCATTTGTTTTATTATTCCTGAAGGAACACTATGATTTACATTTTCTTGAGTTAATAATTTTAAATCTGGATTCTTTTTTTTAAGATTCATATATGTTTTTTTCGCAAAATTATAATAAATCGTTTTATCATTTTTACCATGGCATACCCATATTTTTTGTTTCTTTTGAAAGTCTTCCAAAGATCTCTTTATTACATGACCTTTGAATCCAAAGATACCACCTATTTTTTGTGGATATGTTATACCAGCATCTATAGCAACACAACATCCCTGTGACATTCCCGATATAAAAACCTTTGAAGGATCTCCTATATATTTAATTTCTTTATCTATTAATTTATGAATTTTTTTACGAGTTTGTAATAATTGATTATTATTAATTTCAGGTTCAATATCACAATGAGGTGTTAAATAATCATACCAAGATTGATATACTTTATTATTGTATATTGTTATTTTTCTTTTAGGAGCATTTGGAATAATATATTTAAATTTACAATGAGGAAATGTTTTATCTAATTTTTGACAATAATATTTCATATCATTTGAATTCATAGAAAATCCGTGTAATAAAATAATCGAATGAGTATATTTCATTTATAAATTTGTTAATATTTTTTTTATGAAACTATTCTCGTAATTAAAATTTCTTCTATTATTTTCTAAAACTCTTAATTTTCTCCTATTATTTAATAAAGCATCATTAGATATTTTAATTTTTTTACGAATACGATGATAATTACACGCTGAAATATGATATCTCATAAGCGAATAATAATATCTCATTTACAATAATATCATTATTTTTTTTTAAATTCTTTTAAAATTATAGAATTTTAAATTAAAGTTTTATATCTTTCATAAGCATCTTCAATATTAATTCTATTTTTTGAATGATATTCTGTCATTTCTTTTAATAATGATAATTGATTTTGAATATGAACTTGGGAAAAACATTTTAGTAATTGTTTCTTTTTTATTTCATAACTATCCGAAATATCACAAATTATTGTTGGTAAAACCATTCCTAATGAATAAATATCTAGTCCTTCAATAACTTTTTTTTTATTTTTAGGTGGATATTGTAAACTTTCAATTATACTTTCATCTATATCATTTCTATTAAATATATCTTTATGAATTCTACTATAATCTTCATGATTATTTCTGTAGATTTGATGTTCTGTTGTTTTTATTTCTTCATCTCTTTGTTTTTTATTTCCATACAAAAATATATAATCATAAGGATAAGGATCATATATTCTTGTTCCAACAATTTGTTTTTTTGATCTTTTACGAATACAATCTATATCACTATATTTACAAGATAAACCAAAATCAATAATATAAGTCTGATTTTTTTTAAACATAATATTATTTACACTTAAATCATGATGAAGAATATTATGTTTTTTAAGTTCTATTAATCCAATAAATAATGGTTCTAAATATCTAAAAAGTTTCATAAATATTTTTTCAAATTCTTTTAAGGTTTTAAATGAAGATCTTTTAATAAATTTTAAACAATGCGTTATAAATGGTATTCCACCATATTCACCAGTTAACATATATGAAAATTTATTATATTCTTTGATTGTTTTACCTGATTTTTTTAAACACTTTTTTATTTCAGATGTTTCTTTTAATTCATCATAATCAGGTGGTTTACACATTTGAGTCCAAATATATGACCACTTATTATGATTGGGTATTTTTTTAACAAGATTATCAATTCTAAATTCTTTTTTTATTGCTTTTTTTTTATTTTTAATCATTATCTTTGAGATTGTTTTTTTATTTAATTTTTTCTTATCATTTTTACAATTTATTGCTGGTCGAAAAACACATCCATAACTTCCTTTACCAATCAATTTAGATTTGGAAATTGTTTTTGTCATAATATATAATATATTATATAATATATATGAAAAACTTATTAAAATTAGTTAATAAGAAAGCAGATGAATTAGAGTATGATGAAGATATAAAAATCTTACATTATTCATTATTTGAAGGATTAAAAATTGAGAAAAAAGATTCTAAATTGAGTGTTGCTTTGATTAATATTCCTTGTGGTGGTTTTGGAGATATTGTAAATTGTAAAACTTTTTCAGATTATTTAAAACAATGGTATCCTAATATGAAAGTTTCTATTTGTACTGCTGCTATTAATAAATTTAAATCATTGGGAATAAAAACAAAAGATTTAATTGAATTAGAAGCTATTAAGATTTATGATGAAAATGAAGGGGCAGAATGTCAACCATTTGACAATCTAAAATTCAAAAATAAAATTCCTAAATTTGATCTTATAGTTGTTGTTCCTATGGTAAATGAACAATTTTCAGTTAAAAAATTACAAAAATTGATACCATATGCTAATAAATATAACTCATTTGCTGTAAGTGAATATAATGGAGAATATCCACCATATGCTTTTCCAATTGGAGTTGGTAAAGGACAACTTGGTCTTATGTTAACAAGTATGAATATTAAAAAACATAATTTTATTAAAGCACCTTATGCTTTAGCATATACAGCTGGACATGATAGAGGACAAGGAGTAGTTACTCATACAAATCATTGTATTTTATCTTTTATTGAGATGATATGTAAGAAATATTGTAATAAATATAATAAATTACAAATGATAATTCCTCCGTGGTTTTGTTCTGATAGTGAAAAAGAAATAAGTCTTTTAACTTCACCTCAATTAAAAACTAAATGTGCAAATATAATCAAGAAATATTTTGGTAATTCTCATTTAGTTTTAAAAGGTGAAGTTTATAGTGAAAATAATAATATTGTTCCAATAGTTAAATCTAATAAAAATAATAAAGAATTTATTTTAAGAGGAGATATTTTACCTAAACCAAGAGAAGAATTTATTTCATTAATAAAATATAGTCTTCCAGATGTTTTATTAACAGGCGATCAGAGTGTTACTGATGGTATTGCTTATTCAAATATGAATAAACGAATTTGGTATCAAATTAGTCCTTGGAAAAAAGATTTAGCATATGAATTATCTAAAGCAATACCGAATAAATATTTAGATAATTTTAGAACATCTTGTGGAACTTTAAAAGGAATTAAAGTTGATTTAAATAATCGAAATTTAGTAAAACAAAATGATTTTCGTAAAAAAGGGAAAATAAGAATGGATTCTATTCTTAAATTTTACTCACTCATAAATGAACCAGATATTCAATGTTTAATGGATTGTATTGATCATTCTAGATATAAGGATAGTGCTATTAAAAAATTCAATAAAAAAATAGAATTAAAATATAATCTATAGTATCAATGGTAGATTGTGATAAATTCAAACCAACAGGAAATAAACCGGAATCTAGTTTTAATAATAATAAAGATGAAAGAGATAAGTTTTTATATTGTAACAAATATTGTCCTACAGGAGATCATTATATCGAATTTAATATAGATAATGTTCAAATTTCGAATGGTCCTGGAGATTTAACTAATTGTAAAAAATGTTCTAAATTAGATATCGGAAGAAAACCCGATGAATATAATGATTATATAGATCAATGTAATAGAACTGGTAACGAGGATAATTGGAAACAAAATCAAATGAATTATTATAATAGTTTAAATATTTCTTCTCCTGGACAACAATCTGTTAATCTTTTAACAGGTTTGAATTGGTCTTATGCTAGTTATTTAAATAATCCTAAAAGACATTATAGAAATATTAATGATCTTTCAAAAATAAAAGATGAACAAATAGGAGTTAACACGGATTTTTGTCAAGAAGAAAGAAGAAAAGGAAATGATGGATTTCGAAATTTTAATAATAATCCATCTCTTAAAAGAAAATTAACGATTGGTTGTCAAATTCATAAATATTATGAAGATACTGATTTTCCTGTATCTGACAACTTTCTTGAAGAAAGATTCCCAACAAGAAAAAATGATATTACAAAATTAAGAAGAGAAATTAATTCTCGATTTGGTGGGAATGTTAAAATAGATCCAGATATAATCTCAAAATGGATTCAATATGGTGATAATATGTCTCCGAATGAACAGGATAGAAATAGTAATATTATAGATGCTTTGAATAATATTAATGTCGGTGATACATATCCTCCTGAAATTATTATATTTCAAGAAGTTTCTGAATATGAAGCTTTATTATTTGGAGATCCACAGCAGGCGACTGATAGATTAAGAAATGAACTAATTGATGTATTTAGTGGTGTTGGAGAAAATCAATCTTTTGAGATTTGTATGAATTCTAAATTAGATAATAATTTGGTTAAATATTGTAATAATAAATCACATGTTGAAATACAAGAAGATATTAAAAATTTGAGTAGTATTTCTGAAATTAAACCTTGTCAAATTGATTATATTGAAGATAAATTGAAAAAAATATCTATCATTAATTTTAATGAAGCTCATGAATGTATGGAATTATTAAACTTATCTGAAACTTGTTTATCTAAATTACCAGTATCGACTAAAATGTTACAAACAGCTCATCTAATTTTCCAAGTTGTAGGTCTAGACAATATTAATTTAAATGAAATAAGTGTTGGAAGTAAGGAATATCAACAATTAACTTCATTAATTCATAGATTAACTCCTTATATTAAAACATCTATTGAAAGAATTATTGAAATATCTAAACAATATGAATCTAAAACGTGTGGTCAAATAAGTACAACAACTCATATGTTAGATACACTTTATACCGATTTATTTATTAAATCAAAAGAAGTATCTGTTAATTTTGATGCTTTTAAATTTATCCCTACATTTTTGATTAAAGATACCAATATAGAAGAATTTGTTAGAACAATTATATTGATGGTGATAGCAATTTCTGCTGTTTATGTCTTGTTATTAGTAATAAGAAATCCATATATTCCACCATCTAAATAAATCTACTTAAAAATGTGCTACTAACCTTATATGTATAACTTTATGGAAACTTATTCTTTAGAAATATTTAATCGTGATAATTTTAATGTATTCATTCGTGATTTATCATCATCAGTGAATATTAATTTGAAACATATGATTGAAGATTTATTTATTACTGAAACTAAAAAACCCAAGAAAATATCTAAAAAAGCAGAAATTATAATCAAAAATCAAAATGAAAAAAGATATAAAATTGATATTGAAAAAGATAAAAAAGTATGTGATTTTTTAATTGATAATATAGATGATAATAATCCTTATCTTAACTTTGATAAATTAAGTACATCAGAGGGTAAATTAGAATACAAATTCAGATTATTAGAAAGATATTGGAAAATGAAATCTAAATATTTAACACATGTATTAAATTTATATTTTCATCTTAATCATTCTGAATATAATAATCTATCCGAAAAAAGACAGAAAATTATGAATAAAATTAATTTAATACTGGATGATTATGATTGTAATTTTTTCATGTTTGATAAATTGGGTCATTTATTACCTCCACTTAATTTTTGGGATAAAGGAGAATTTAGATTTGAACAATGGCAAAAAGATGTTATTAACAAAATCAAAAATAAAGAATCAGTTATTATAAGGGCACCTACTTCATCGGGTAAGACATTTATAGCAATGTCATGTGGTATTTTACACAAAAAAGTTTTATATGTTTGTCCGGCAAAACCTGTTGCTTATCAAATAGGGTCTTATTTTATTAAGATGGGTTATAAGGTTCATTTTATGTTGGATAATTTAGCAAATTTAAGTTTTGATGATAAAACAAATATTTATGTTGGAACTCCAGAATTAATTGAAAAATATTTATATAAAGTGAAAAATAATTTCGATTACATTGTTTATGATGAAATTCATAATTTAAATAAAGAATATGAAAATATTATTCATTTATTAAATTCAAATTTTTTAATTTTATCGGCAACTATTTCAAATCCGGATGATTTGATTTCTAAATTTAATGAAATTCATCCAGATAAAAAAATTCATTTTATTGATTATAATAAAAGATTTATTAATCATCAAAGATGGATTTGGTCAGAATCTAATAAATTAAATAAATTACATCCTTGTTGTTGTTTAGATTTACAAAACTTTGAAAATTTTAATGATATTTCATTTACACCCAATGATTGTTCTCGTTTGTATGAAAAATTAAGTGTATCATTTGAAGATCATGAAATGGAATATTTTGTTGATGATTTTTCACCTGATAACTATTTTAAAGATACTAAATTATTAACATTAGATGATAGTAAAATATATGAAAAAGTTTTAAAAGACAAATTAAATTTACTTTATCAAAAATATCCCGAAAAAATAGAATCAATTATTAAATCTTTTAAAGAAGATTATAAAATAAATAATAAGAATGATTTTATTCCTTTATTTCAAAAGTGTAAAATAAATGATATGTTACCTATGATATTGTTTCATACAAATGAAGATGATTCAAAAGATATATTTCATATTGTTTATAATGATTTAAAAAAAGGTGAATATTTAGAATATCCTTATCATTATACAATTTTAGAAAAAAAGCAAGAATTATATGATGAATATATTAAAAAAAGAGAATTATATTCAAATAATATTAAAATAAAGACAAAAGATCCTTATACAGAAAAAAATGAAAAATTAAGTGAATTTGATAAAAATGAAAAATTAAAATATGTTTCACAAGTTGTTGATTTTTATAATAAGTGTATCATTAAATGTAAAGATACAGATAATGAAAAAAATAAAATTAAAAATTTAAAAAATGAAATGTCGAAATTTGTAAATAATCCTGATTTTAGAAAACAAGATATATTTAAGAAACATCCTGATTTTTGTTTTACAAATCTAGAACCAATGTCAGGGACAGAAATTAAAACTATTCGCAGATCAATAAATAAAGCAACTGGTCAGAAATTAGAATATGATGATCCTATTTTTCAATTATTAAAAAGAGGAATTGGAATTTATATTCAAAGTAATCCCGAAGAATATAATTGGATTATTCAAAAATTAATGAGTCAAAAAAAATTAGGAGTTATTATATCTGATAAAACTCTATGTTTAGGTATTGATTTACCAATTCGCTCAGTTTGTTTTACTGGATATAATAATCCTAATTTTACAAATGAAGATTATTTACAAATGAGTGGAAGGGCGGGAAGAAGAGGACATGATAATAGAGGTAATATTATTTTTCATAATTTAGATAATTATAAAGAATTAATGAAAGGTAAATTACCTAAATTAGAATTTAAAAATGAAAAATTATTATCAAGTTATAAATCTATTTCTTTATTAAATCCAACTATTAACTTATCAAAATTAAATATTCAAGAAAATTTTGTAATAACAAATAAAAATTTATTAAAATTGATGTGGTATTTAAGATATTATAAGAATTCTTTATTATTTGTTAATTCATTGGATAATTATGAAAGAAAATTATTTATGATAGATGAAATTGATAGAGAATTAACTTTATTTGAATATGTTTCAAGTATGCTATTAGATAAAAATGAAGATTATATTTCGTTTTATAAATCGAAGAAAAATAATAAAAAATTAAAAGAAATTACGAATATTTTTAAAGATATATGTAATTCATTACATCCAATGAAATATAAAATAATAGTAGATAATAGTGTCATTATTTTCAACAATCTTAAAACTTTAATTTAATTTACAAATACAATAACCTATACCATCTTTTTTTTCTTTGTTTTGACTTATTTTTGGAACACAATGAATACACCATGATAAATGATGTATTTGATTATTTCTCATTACAGTTTTACAATCAGAACAATTACATTTTCCAGCAATCCCACAATGATAAAATTGATTACACCCAGCACAGTGTATTTTAATTTCATTCGATTCTAAATTAAATTTTTTTTTACAATGATTACATGTGATTGTTTCTTTCAAAAATTCTTCAGTTGTTATTTTACTTATATCTTCGTGATGAATATAAGGTTTAATTTTATTTTTTTTTATTTTCTTTTTTTTCTGGTTGTTTCCGAAGCACATTTGGTTCTGGGTAAATTTTATTTGATTTTACTTTTATATATTTCTTTTGATAATGTTTTTTTCTTGTAAAACACATATACTAGTTTAAAATAAATTTTTATTTTAAATCAAATTTATTTTATGAAAAAATAAAATAATTGTATAGGTATAATAAAATGGAAGCAATTAATGAAGTAAATGAACTATTAACAACTAAATTATGTTCGCCTGTTATTATTTATGGTGTAGTAGCAGTTATATCTTTAATTGGTATATACTTTATTCGTCAATCTTTAGAAAGATACAATACTCATAAGATGGATAATTTAAAGAATTTATTCTCAATGCAGGAAGTTAAGTATTTAATTGTTCTTGGTATAATAATGTATGGTCTTTGTCAATACAATAAGACTGAATTAGCATGGATTTTCTTAATTTTCCCTATTATTTATACAATGATTCAAAATGGATTACTATATATTTATATATCATCAGCTGTTCAAAATTCTCCTCAAGAACAATATTCACAGGGATCTAATTATGGTTTGGGAATGAGTGCCCCCCTCCTTGGTACTCAAGGTCAAGGTCCTGAAAAACCAGCAATCACTAAAACTCCCGATGTTTCTATGCCAACATCAACTTCAAAATCAACAATTATGGGTGGTTCCAGTTTTAATGGTTCCAATAGTTTAAGTGGTATGGGTGGTATGGGTGGTGTTGAAGGTTGGTCTCTTTAATGAACAAATTTTCTGAAAACAACCAATAAACAGACTATAATAAATATTCCAGTCATAGATGCTTCAATACTAATTGAACTATCGAGATCTATTTGTTTACTATCTTTATTTTTATGTCTAGCAGGATTCAAAATATTATAAGGTTCATAATTATTTTGGAAACCATAAATGAATTTTAAAATACTACCAATGATAAGTATATAAAATAAACCATTAACTAATTGAAATTTACCAATACTTAAGAAAGGTCCAATTGATAAACATAACATAATTACAGTGAAAGCAATCACCATGTAAATATATTTATTTTCATTTTCACTACATTTTTTCAAATTTTCTTCAGACATATATCTTTCAACAACTTTTTCTTGTTCTGGTGTATCTTCTATATAATTTATACTATTTTTACCCATGAATGTCAATGATAATGAAACTATAATTGGAACAATTACAAAGAAAATCATGGTCATTTGTTTATTTTTCTTAATAAAATCCATAACTGGTAGTTTCAATAAAGAATGGGCAATTAATAACACAAATGGTATTAATATATATTGTCCCAATACTAATGATATCATTTTAGGATATTTATTATTCTGTGAATCTTTATCAGTTAATGTATATTTTGTCATTAAAATTATACAAGTCGGTATTAATAATACTAAAACAACAAATTTAGCAAGTATCATCAATTTATCTGAATTATATTCGGATTCATTACCTAGTGAATATAAGAAAAATTTTCTCATTGGGAATAATACACCTGTGAAAATTAAACCCTCAACTATTGTTGCTCCAATAATTCCTATACTTGGAATAGTTGTTACTAATTCTGGTTTAACTTCTTTCTTTTCTTTTTCTTTATCATCTAATTTTAGAGAATTTTTATCAACAACAGGAATTCCTAAAAATCTGTGAAGTAATAATGTAATTTTTGGTCTTATTATTGAACCCCAATTCCAAAAAATAACTATTACAAATAAATATAACATAAAGCGAATTATATTTTTGATTTGGGGTTTTCCATTACTCATAAAACTCAAATTATCGCTTAAAAGATCTTTAAATTTATCTTTTTTAAATAATGATGTTATCTTTGATCCTTCGCTTAATACAATTACAGATGAAAAAGCAAAAACAAAATCTAGGAAATAAGCAAAGAAATTAGTGTAAAACATATCAAATAATAAAACATTTCCTGGAGAACCTTTTGGATCAATTAAAGGCAGTTTTAAACAATTTGCCAAACCTAATTTCTCAATTAATTTTCCAGATAAAGATAAACATACTGCTAACATTATAGCTATACTTTCGGATTTTGCTGTTTGAGTCTTATAATATACATATGAAACAAATAAAACAGCAAAAATAGACATTAATAAATAAAATCTCGTTTTAGATATCTTATTTACTGTTTCAACATATTTTTCTAATTCTTTTTCACTTTTAGAATTTTGAATATTATTTTTCATTTTATCATAATCATAATCTTTCTGAACAAAATTATTTAATATATATGATAAAACCATATAAACAACGATTAATAGCAACATAAATTTAACAATTTTATTATCAGGGTCAAACTTCATATTTATATATATACACTATATATATAAATATTCAATTAAAAATGCTTTTTGTGTATTGATTTGGATTTTACAAAAAAAGGTTCATATTCATTTATAAATTCTTCATAATTTTTTGTATTATTTTTTAACCATAATTTAATTATATTAAATTCTTTTTTAGGACTAATTGAAAATCCATTTAATTCATCTATTTTCGATTTATCTTTGAAAATCTCGTTTGTAATTATTTTGATAAATAAAGAATTCCAATTATCTAATAAATGTGAAGCTGGAACTTTAAATGAAATACAACAACCTTCTCTATTATCTACATATTCCCAAGTAGGGAATATATCTTCTTTCATTACAAAAAACATACCATTTTGTAAATGATTAGATTTAATATTATCAGTAATTATTCTTAAATCATATAAATTATTTATATCATAAATCATCTTATAACTACTATTTTTCCAACTATCATCATTTATTGAATGATACCAAATTTTCCATTTAGTATCCAACAAATACTCTTTCATTTAATTAATTCATTTAAAAATATCTTTAAATTTATATTTATTATTTTACTTTATCATATTATATACATAAGTGAAATAACTATCATAATATGATGAAGATAATACAGAGTTTTTATCAATTTCATAAATATAAAACCATTCAGGTGGAATAGATAATATAATACCAGATTTTAAACTTATCTTAAATCCCCATTTTTTGATTGATTGATTTTCTTTATTAATAATATCATTTTTATGTTTCGGATTAAATAAATAAAATATAGTTTCACCCGATAATTGAGAATAAATTAGATTATCATGATTATTTCTGGTTAGATTTATTTTATAATTCCCTTTATAAATATTTAATTTATGATTTAAATTACAAGAAAGATTATTTGTAAATGTTTTTAATATTTCATTTAATTTTTTTTCAATTTTAAAATCTTTAATCATAGAGGGATTTTCAGAAATTTGTTGATTTTCTTCTAAAAATGAAGAAAACAATATATGTTTATCATTATCTTTGATTATATATCCGGGATTAGTTTTTACTAAATTATCTATTGTAAGATCATCTATTTCTAGATATCTACTCGCTAAATTATGAACGATTAAAGGACTTTTTTTAATTAATAATTCATTGATTGTTGTATTTGTTGGATTTTGAAGTTGAATTAATTCAGCAGATGAATTAAATTTTCTCAATTCTAAACTGTATTTAATACATATTGAAACTATTATTAATAATATGATCCAAAATATCATAAACTATATAAAGATATATTATAATAAACTATTATAATAACCGAAGAGATGAGTAGTGACAAGATTATTGGAAGTGTAACCTGGTTTGATAGCAAAAAGGGATATGGATTTGTAAAAGTATTAACACCAGATACAGATAATACTGGAAATGATATTTTCCTACATTTCAGTAATATTTCTGTAAATGATAATGAATTTAAAGTTGTTTATCCTGGAGAATATGTTGAATTTGATATCACATCGGGCGATGATGGAAGACCTTGTTGTCTTAATCTAACTGGTATTTATGGAGGAGATCTTCTAACACAGAATCCGAATCATAGGTACAAGATTTTCAGAAAGCGTCAAAGAGAAGTTGATCCAGAAACTGCCGAAGATGATACCGAAGTAGATGCTGAATCTTCGGAAAATAAAGACTGTTGAAAATAAATAAATAAACAAATAAATAAATTTGATACTTAATCAAATGATGATTTTATCGATAAATAAAAGATATAATCTGATGAAATTAAGATCAGGAAAAAAAATATTTAGTCCCGAAAATCAACCTTTCAAGTTGATTTTGTTACCAGTAAAAGTTCCAAAAAGGGATAAACCATATGATGTGATTATAGATTTTGATGAATCTTCTAAAAAATGGAGAGAAAATAAGGTAAGGGTTGGTGAAGGTTTTGTATATAAATAAGTGTATATAAATTACTAATCAATTAAACATTCTGTTATTTCGTGTATTTGTTTTTGTTTCTTGGATTTTCTTTTTTCTATTTTTTCTTTTTCTCCATTCCATTTATAAAGAGTTATATCATGATTATTCTTTTTATAAAATTGAATTCTTTTATCACATTGTTTATTAAAAACTTTCATATTTTCATGGATATCCTTTATATCAATAACTAAAGGATGAAATTTTCTAACATTTGCTTTTTCTCTTAAAATTCGACCAACACTTTGAACAACATCACTTTTAGGAGATGTTAAAAAAATAGTATTTAATTTAGGTATATCCATTCCTTCAGATGCCATTGAAAATGTTCCCAGAATAATATCTTTTTCTTGAGAATCTCTTAGTTCATTTGGTTTCATACCACCAACATATAAACCGGAACAATTTTCTTTTATATTTTTATTTAACCATTTTTTTGTATCTTCTAAATATCCTCTTCTATCATTTAATATTAATATTTTACGACCTAGATTATATTCTTTAACTATTAAATTATTGATAAATTGACATCTATCTTTAAATTCACAAATATTGTTTATCATCCTTGGCATACATGTTTTACCATTGTATAGTGTTTCTTCCTTACAGTATTTTTCATCTTCATTTAGATATTCATATACTCTTGTTTCAATATAATCTGTATTTTTTTCTTTTGAACTATAAACCATTGGACCAATATACCACTCAAAAACTTTTCTTAAACCATCTTTTCTATCCGGTGTCGCACTTAATCCTAACATATAATTTGAAGCAACTTTTGCCATTGATTTATGAAATATTTCAGCACCTAGATGATGACATTCATCAAAAACAGCCAAACCAAATGATGAAAATGTATCTGTATCATATTCTTTCATTGATAAACTTTGAACCATTGCTAAAACAATATCTTTATTTTCAATATCAACTGTATTTTGTTGTATTTTACCAATTCTAGCATCTGGTAAGAATTGTTTAATTCTATCTCTCCATTGAGTCATTAAAAAATCTTTATGTACAACAACAATAGTCTTTACTTTTAATAAATGAATAATATATAATGATAAAACAGTCTTTCCACCACCACATTTTAATGAAATTAAACCACCACCATATTTAATAGCAGCATTTTTATAAGATTCAACAATAGGTTCTTGTTCTTTTCTTAAAGAACCATTAAATTTTAAATTTATAGGTAATCCTGTATCTATCTTTTTATCTATATTTAAACCAAATTTGTCTTGTCCATAAAATCTCGGAAGATATAAACTATTAGGACTTTCCATAAATAATGAAAATTTTTTTTCATTTTTATCACCAAAATCTCCATATACAAAAGGATTTACAGTCAATTCTGATTTTATTTCTTTTATTTCTGATGGTTTAAAATCTTTTTTTTTAATTTTATATCCATTTCGTGATAATGAAATATTAGTTGTCATTACTATTGTATATATTATTATATCATTATAGTTTTAAATTAAAATTTATTCATGTTTTATATTTATATCACATATTTTAGAGTATAAATAAATATCTTTTAATAATCTTTTACTTTTACCTGATACTTTAATACCATCATTTTCTAATTCTTTCTTAATATCATCTGGATTTTTTGATCTAATTGATCTTATGTGTTTATCAATTAAATGAATATCTTTTTCTGAAATTTTTTTACTTTTAACATTAACTTTTCTAGATTCCCTAGATTTTTTACTTCGAGAATTAGATCTAGATTTAGATCTAGATTTAGATCTTCTAACTGGTTTTGATTTATCAATTGGTTTACACGATTTCTCTTTAGTTTTCTCTTTGGATTTTTCTTTAGGTTTTTCTTTAGATTTCTCTTTAGTTTTCTCTTTAGGTTTTTCTTTAGGTTTACACGATATCTCTCTAGTTTTCTCTTTAGATTTTTCTTTAGGTTTTTCTTTTTTAGATAAATTTTTCATTTGTTTTACAAGATTTTCTTTTTCTTTTTTCTTTTTATTTTCTATTTTCATTTCAATTTCATTAATATCTTTAACCTTGCTCGGTTTTTTTCTAGTAAATTTATTTTTAGATTTCCTTTCTCTTTGATGTATTATCTTTACTGAATTATTATTGGGACTATTTCTTTTTAAACTTAATTTTTTGTTTTCAACTAATCCACCTAATTCTTCGATAGTAAAATAAACTTCAGGTGATTTGTCTATTTTACTATATTTTTCTTTTAAATCTTTTCCATCAATTCTTTCATTCACTATTTTATCTAGTTTAGATTTTGGTATATTTTTAATCATTTCATTCATTTTTTTTCTTTTTTCTTCTTTATCATTTTTATCTTTATTTAAATAATTTTTAAATTCATTTGAAATAGGACTCTTTTTTTTTTGTTTTATAGTGCTATTTTTCTTTTTAATTACAATGCTGCTTGTTAAAGATCTTTTAACCATTACCTACTATTTGCTTATATTTTAAATTTTCAGATTAAATCTAATTATTTAATAGTTTAGAGTAATCTTGTTTTTGACCTAATTGTTTTTGTTGATGTAGTTTTATTTCAACAGTTAATCTATTTTTACAATATTCTTCATCTTGAAAGATATTTAATAATATATTTTGAATTGTTTGATCTCCGGGATATTCATCTTTTAAAACTTTTTTTAATGATTCTTTAATGAAAATTTTGATATGATCTTTTCTTGATTCAAATAACTCAGAAATTACATTTTCAATTTTTGAATTTTCAATATATTGAATTTTATTTTCTTTTAAATAATTATCGTAGTTTGTTTTCACATAAAAATAAATTAGATCTTTTATATTTTTTTGAAGAGACATGTATATTCTAAACAATATAACTTTATAAATAAATTAAACATATTCTTAAATAAATATTTAAAAGTAATTATTATAAATAAAGTAAAATGTGTTTGAATATTTATAATTACTTTAAATTGTGTTATAGATTATATTCTTATTATTCATTTTATCAAAATAATAATGAACATAATATAACTATATTAGATAATATAATTTTTTCAGTACAAGAATGTGGATCAGTTATGATTAAATTTTGTCAATGGATTACCCCAAAATTAGAATTAATTTATTTGGATACAGTTCAAAAAGATGAAGAAAAACCCCAATGGTTAATTAAACTAGAAAATTTTTATGAAAAATGTGAAAATCATTCTCTAGAATATACAAAAAATCATTATTATCATATTTTTAATGAAAATATCGAAGATAAATATAGTATAGGTGATATAATTGGTTCTGGTAGTATAGGACAAACATATTTATTAACTGAAAAATCTACTGGAAATGAATATGTTATGAAAATATTACATCCAAATGTTAAAAAACAAATAAGTTTTTTTAAAAGATTTATGAAAATAATTTTATATTTTTCGTGTATTAAAAATAAATTTAAAAAAATATTTCCCTTTGATTTATTTGAATTTATAGATCAATTTAATCAACAAACTAATTTTATTGACGAATCAAATCATTTACTTTATTTTTATAAAGAATATGAAAATAATAATTTTATAATTATACCAAGATTAATTAAATGTAGTCAATCTATTATTATAATGACCTATGAAAAGGGTGTTTCACTTGATGATTCTAAATTAGATGATTATCAAAAAAATAAAATAGTTAATTTATATCATTTATTTGTTAGAAATAATCAAATGTTGAAAAATTATAATCATGGAGATTTACATCCTGGAAATTGGAAAGTTTCAATAGATGAAGAAAATAATAAAGATCATAAATTAGTATTTTATGATTTTGGATATTGTTGGAGTATTCCAAATGATTTATTTAAAGAAGTTGGAACAACTTTTTTTGATACATTTGAAGAATGTGATAATATTAATCCAATGGAATCAATAGATAAATTAACTCATTTAATGTATTTATCTATTTTATATCCCGATGGTAATAAAGATGAATTTAAAAAAGATTTAAAAAGATTTGTTGAGGTAAAATTTAAAAATCTTGATAATTTAAATATTTATGTTTGTTTAAAAATAATTGTTGAATATTGTATTAATCATAATTTATATATTAATCCAATTTTATTACAATGTTTTATTATATTAATACAAGGACAAAAAATGTTTGAAAAATATGGATTAATGACATCTAAAAATAATGTTATAAGTGATTATACTGTTTATAGAGAAAAATATTTAGATATACTTACATTTTGTAGAACATATAATATATTTCCAGAACATTCTGAATATATTGAATACAAATTAAATAATAAACAAATAGAAGTCACTAATATATTTGATACAATTGATTTAGATGAATCGATTAAAGAATTATTAATTCCAAAATAAAATTTGATAAATTTGATAAAATAAAATAATATAAAAGTAAATTTAATTAAAAATATATACTATGTTGAATGATGAATGTATCTTCAAATTAATTGACAAATATTTTGAAGAAAATTCACTAACTTATCATCAAATTAATTCATATGATGATTTTATAGATAATATATTTCCAACAATTATTTCACAATTCTTTCCAATTACTTTAGATTATACAGATTCAAAAGTAAAACAAATAGTAATCAATGTTAAAAATATCAATATAGAATCGCCTTATTATACTGAAAATAATGGATGTTCTAAAATAATGACACCTTCTGTAGCTAGACTCCGTAATTTTACTTATTCACTTGTTGTAACTTCTACTATTACGGTATTAATTACAATTAATGACGGAAATAAAATTCAGATTTTACCAGAGAAAGAAATTAATAATGTAATTATTACTAAAATTCCAATTATTGTTAAATCAAAATATTGTACATCAAAATATGATTATAAATCAGAGTGTTATTTAGATCCAGGGGGATATTTTATAGTAAATGGCAACGAAAAAGTATTAATTTCACAAGAAAAAATAGCACCAAATATTATTCAGATTTATCCTAATTCTAAAAATTCATCTAAATATAGTTATTCTTCAGAAGTTAAATCATCAAATGATAGTACATATGGAATAAATAAAAATATTTCAATAAAAATTACTAACAAACCTAGTATGTTTGATAATGGAATATATATATCTTTACCACATGTTAAACAAGATATTCCAGTATTCTTAGTATTTAGGGCGTTAGGTTGTTTATCGGATAAAGAAATTATTTATTTCATTATTGATAATAATGGATCTGATATTGATAAAACGATGACAAAGATATTATATAAATCACTTTTAGAAGTTTCAGAACATAGAACCGAAAATGAAAGTATTAAATACATAAGTAAATATCTTAATAATAACGGTTCAACGTTTACAAATGAAATGAAATTTAATTATTGTAAAAATATTATTCAAAAAGAATATTTACCACATCTTAAAGATAATCTGTCAAAATTATATTTTACAGGATTAATGATTAATAAATTATTAAAATGTTTTCTAGGAATAGAAGGACCGAGTGACAGAGATTCTTATTATAATAAAAGAATTGAAACTAGTGGAGCATTATTTGGAAATTTAACCATACAAGGTATAAGTAAAATTGTAAAAGATATGAAAACTTATATTAATAAAGAAATAAATACAGGGGTTTGGACTATTAATAATAATTATTATGATATCATTAATGATATTAATATTACTAAAATAATTAAAAATACGTATATTGAAAGTGTTTTAAAAGGGGCATTAGCAACTGGTAATTGGGGATTAAAAAATAATAATAATAAACAAGGAGTTTCACAAGTATTAAATCGTTTAACATTTATGAGTACTATTTCTCATTTGAGAAGATTATCAACACCAGTTGATAGTACAGGAAAATTAATTCCACCTAGAAAATTACATTCAACACAATGGGGATATGTTTGTCCAACTGAAACACCGGAAGGTCAATCAGTTGGAGTTGTTAAAAATATTTCTATGATGTGTGAAATAACTAATATGTTATCATCTTCAGTTGTAATCGAAATGATAGATCAATTTATTATATCATTTGATAAACTAGATATATTTAGTTATAACAAATTAGATTATGTGAAAGTATTTATTAATGGTTCTTGGATTGGATATACTCAAAAACCAGACATTTTAGTTCAATATTTCAAAGAACAAAGGACAAAATGTTTAATTCATCCTCATAATTCTATTCATTGGAATGTAAGTGATTATAGTATTCATATATTTACGGATAGAGGTCGGTGTATTCGTCCTATAATTAAAGTTAGTGATACATTAAATGATGTTAATATAGATTTTATCAAAAAATTAAAATGGTCTGAATTTTTCCTCCCCCAAGGGAAGGGTTTATTAGAATATATTGATCCCTGTGAAACAGATAATTGTATGATTTTAATGGATTATAAAAAATATAAACCTAAAAATAATAGTTTCACACATATCGAAATTCACCCCTGTTTAATTTTGGGAGCATTAGCATCTTGTATTCCATTCTTAAATCATAATCAATCACCAAGAAATACTTATCAATCAGCTATGGGAAAGCAAGCAATTGGTATTCATACTACAAACTTAAATAAAAGATATGATACATTTTCACATGTATTATTTTCACCACAAAAACCATTTATTAATACAAGAATAATGAAACATTTTAATTTTAATAGTATGCCTAGTGGTATTAATGCTATTGTAGCAATTGCTACATACACAGGATATAATCAAGAAGATTCTGTTATTATTAATCAAAGTGCTATAGATAGAGGATTATTTTCATCAACATTTTACAGAACATATAAAGATGAAGAAGAAAAAAATCAGTTGAGCGGTGATGAAGATATATTCTGTATGCCAAAATTAGATAAATTACTATTACCTAAACCATGTAATTATTCTAAATTAGAATCTAATGGATTTGTAAAACCAAATACATTTATTAATAATAATGATATTATTATTGGGAAAGTTATGCCTATCAAAGATAATAAAGAATATAGTTATAAAGATAGCAGTACTCAAATTAAAAATAATGAAACTGGTTATGTTGATTCTAATTATGTAGGTATTAATGGAGAAGGTTACCGATTTTGTAAAGTGAGAATGAGAAGTCATAGAGTTCCGGAAATTGGAGATAAAGTATCTTCAAGACATGGTCAAAAGGGAACAATTGGGATGACATATTTACAAGAAGATATGCCATTTACTAAAGATGGAATTGTACCTGATATTATTATTAATCCTCACGCTATTCCTAGTAGAATGACTATTGCTCAACTTATTGAATGTATTTTAGGTAAATCTTGTGCTCTATTAGGATATGAAGGAGATGGAACTGGATTTAATAATACAAATGTTGATGATGTAATAAAAATTTTAGAAAGTCAAGGATTTAATGGAACAGGTAATGAAGTATTATATAGTGGAATTAATGGTGAACAAATGAAAACAAGTATCTTTATGGGTCCTACTTATTATCAAAAGTTGAAACATATGTCTTGTGATAAAGTTCATAGTCGTAGTAGTGGTCCAATTGTAGCAATGACAAGACAACCATCAGAGGGTAGATCAAATCATGGTGGATTGAGATTTGGAGAAATGGAAAGAGATTGTATGATATCACATGGTTCATCATATTTCCTCAAAGAAAGAATGTTAGATGTATCGGATAAATATACTGTTTATATTTGTAATAAATGTAATCTAATTTCAACTGGTAATAATGAAGATGGTATTTACGAATGTAAGAAATGTAATAATTATTCTAATTTTACAAAAATTTATATTCCTTATGCTTGTAAATTATTATTCCAAGAACTAATGGCAATGTCTATTGGACCAAGGATGATAACAGAATAAATTATTTAATATTTAATTCAATCATCACCATCGTCTTCCCATCTACTGGATTCGGTCCGACCAAGCGATCGTCCTCGCCGATTCCGACCGATAATTAATATAAAGACCGCAATCACAAATAATATAGCTAATAACTTAACCAAACCATCCGACATGGTGAATCCCTCTATATTCCCTTCAATATTTACATATTTATAAATTAATAAACCAATAATTATTCCTAGTAATAATTGTCTATATTTTTTTATTATATTCGGACAACTCTTAACAAAATAAGCAAAATAAACTAATATTGCTCCAATAAGTATTACTAAATCCATATTATAATATATTAAATATATTAAATATTTATTTAATATTTAATTCTTTGGCTTTCTTGATATAAGTATCTGCCATTACTTCTAACATTGGATATTTAACATTCTGAAAATTGATATATGTTCCAGCAATATCAGATTCTATTTCATTTACAAAATAATTTTTGGCAGCAAATTTTTTATTACTCAAACAACAAGAAAAATCTATTCGAATCATAGCAGGTAATACTCTTTTACGATTAAAAGATACTTTTGGTATCACAGAAACAACTCTTTCTCCTATATTAATTATTTCATTTAATACTTTTTCATCAATAATTTCTTCAACTGTATAATCATCTTCACCTCTATCTAATATATTTACAGCATATGAAAATTTACCATCTATCCAAAATGATTTTATTTCACCATAATCAAAAAATCCAGTAATTAATTCTTGAACTAGATATTCTGAATAAAATTCATTATTTTCTAAGAAATATTCTTTTAATATATTATTATCACTTAAACATTGTGATGTTTCAAATTTACCAACACCATAACTGGTTGTTCCTCCGATTGGTTTTATAATAAAATGTTTCCATCTTTTGCTATGTATTTGTGAAATTAATTTATTATGATTAACATTATCTTTAATAAAAATAGTGGGACTAATCGGAATTTTATGTTTATGTAATACTTGTAAATATTTCTTTTTATCCCATATAAATGACATAAATTCATATGATGGAAATATCTTATTTTTTTTATTATTATATATTTTGTCTAATTTCTCAATACCTGATTTTCCAGTAAATTTTTTGACTGGAGGATCATCATTAATAGCATTGATAATATCATATCCTATTGGAATATTAATATCATTTCTTTTTAATCTACTATCTGAGATATCTTTTGGCATAATTATATCAATTTCTACTTCTGGGAAACTTGTTTTCATTATATAAGCTAAAGCAACATCTGTATGAATCGCTCCATTAATCTGAAATTTTTTAGGTATTATTTTAGTAACACTTTTATTTAAATATTCTTCACTAGTTTTTCCACATATAATTCCAATTTTCATTTCTATATTATAAACAATTATTTTTATCTAGGATTAAAATAAAGATGGTTTTATTTCAATTTATTATGTTCCGAAAAATAATTCAAGATATTAATTTAATGAAAAAAGAAAATACTACAAAAATACATAAACCTAATCTTAATGAAGAAAAAGAATATAATCTATTCTTTTTATTTTAATTTTCTATCAATATAATATATGAAAATAAATAAAAGAATAAAACAAATCTTAAAACTAATATTATTAGGTTTAGTTATTATATTAATCTTTACAGGTATTTTTAGTTTCTTTGATCATACTCATTTTATCGGTCTCGACAAAAAAGAAGACGAAAATTTAGAAAATAAAATATTTCATAGATTATATTATACAATAAGTACTTTATCATCAGCAGGATATGGAGATATAACACCAAATTCATATACAATTAAAATAATTAGTGTATTATTACAATTTATATTAATTGTTAGTCTTATGAGTGGTTTAGTTACTCTTTGTGAATAGATATCCATCCTTGATTTAACTTATCTTTAAAATTATTTTTTTGTTTTAGTGATAATAAATAAGGACATTTTTCAATATTTTTAAGTGTCTTTTTTCTATCATTAAAAACAATACATTTTATTATTTTACTATAAAAATGATTATAAAAATGAATATTATAAATCTTAACATTATCTGTTTCTATACGAAAACCAGCATAAAGTAATTCAAATATAAATCGAAAATCATAAAATCCAAATGTTCTTGAAGCATTTATTACAGGAATATACATAAATGAACGTATTATGATTTTATCTATTAAATTTAAATCACATTCATAATTAAGATTAAACTGATTATTTTTAATTATTTCGTAAAAATTAGAATAATCATTATTAAGATACAAGATTAATCTATATTTTTTTAATAACTCATTTAATAATTCATAATTTCCTTTGTTTATTAAAATAAAATTTCTTTTATCATTCACATTTTTTAACTGATAAAAGATTTCAATAATAATTTCATCATTTAATTTATTTAGTTTAACCATAAATTTGATAATATTATATATTTAAATTTTAAATATACAAATCATTATGGATTCTAAAAAACAAGAAACTACTAAAGAAGAAAAGACTAAACCAGTAATTAAAAAGAAAAAAATTAAATGTAATTATTGTAAATGTAAACTTGGAATGATTCATTTTACATGTAAGTGTGGTCTCATATTATGTCAAAAACATCTAAATCCACATAGTCATAATTGTTCTTTTGATTATGTTAAAGAAAAAAAAGAACAGATACAAAAAAATAATCCTAAATTAGGAAGTAAAATGGAAAAAATATAATTAATTTCTTTTACGTTTCCCTCTTTTACTTCTTTTAATCTTTTCAGATAGTTTCTTTCTTAATGAAGAAATTTTCCCTCTCTTTTTAGTTTCACTTTTTTTCTTTTTTCTTTTTTCTGTTTTTTTCCTTGGTTTGGACAAGAGACTATCAGACAAGAGACTATCAGACAAGAAATCTTCTGATAATAAACTTGGTAATGATAATGTTTCTGTTAAAGATTTTAGTGGAAATTTCATTGTTTTTTTTCCTTTCTTTTTAGTTTCACCTTTCTTTTTACCTTTTTTACTTTTTGATTTAATTTTAAAAGCAGATATTAATGTAGGTTGAAACATATTACTCCTAACCCTTACATTTGGCATATCCATCGATCCATCAAGCATATTCATAATATCAACTAAATAATCATGATCCATTTCTGTTTTTGGTTTTAAATTTTTTTTTATTTTCATACATTTATTTTTACAAGGAGAACCATACATACTAAATGGTACAGGTTTCATTGATTGATATGGATTAGATGGTATTTTTATAGCGTATATTTGTCCAGGATTCATTATATTATTCGTCTAGAAAATAATTTAAAATTACTCATATTATTATTATTAAATGTTTCATAAAGAAAATCTAAAACTGAATATAAATAAATTACCTATTATTATTCAGAAAAAAATATATATATTAGTTTGGAGAAATTTTTGGAGGAATTATGTCCCTTTAACAGCAAAAGTTCCTTCATGGTATCATAGGAAAATAAAAATTGAAAAAATAATCTTTCAATCTAAATTGAATAATATTCATTTTTTACATTTACCATTTAATACTCTTCCTGAAAATAAAAAGTGGATTATGGGATGTCAATGTAATTTCTGTTTATATTATTCAAATGAAAATGAAAATGAAAAAATTGGTCATTATGTTAAACAATTTTGTGATCCTAGTTATTTTCAATCTATAATGCCTAAATCTACACAATCTGATTGTAATAAACAATATTATTCTGATGGAAATATTATTAAATTTGGTTATGATCCATTCTGTGGATCTTATTATGAAAATGATATTAGTTTTGCTCTAAGAACAAATTTATTACAATTATCATTTAATTAAATTTGATAATTATAATTTAATAAAAATTATAATATTAAAAGAATTAAAATGTTTTCACAAATGATTAAACCTGGAAAGACTAGTCCTGGACCCCCTGAATTTAAGAGAAATGTTGTTGAGATTGAATTTGAAGGAGATGGTCCTTTAGGGATAAGATTTATCAAAAAAGATGATGAAGCAGTTGTGGGTAGTATAATATCAAATACAGTTGCTAGTGAATACTATGTAGAAGAAAATATGAAAGTTGTAGGAATAGAACAATATGATTGTAAATTTATATCATATAAAGATATTATGGATTTAATTAGTTCAAGATGGAAGATTCATTCTAAAATAAAAATACAATTTGAAAAATTACCAGAAGATTTAAATTTAGATTCAAACTGTCCTATCTTCAATTTCTTAAAAGAAAATGATTGTGAAAAATATTATACTAAATTTAGAAATTTAGGAGCAAATACTATCTCAGATTTTGAATATATTGAATATTCAGATCTTCAAATTATGGATATTCCAGAAGATCTTTGTAGAATATTATTTGAAAATATAAAGAAAATATCTCAAGTATTTAGTGAAGCAGATGATGTTTGAATAGATTTTATATTTGTTTTAGATTTTAGATTTTTCTTGTCAGAGTATTTGAATTTAGGATTTTTTTCACATAGATAAAGTTCATGATCAATAACAGATCTAACATCAATAAATTTTTTTTTACAATATTCACAAGGCCAGTCTTTTAAACAGTTATCCATATTTATAATTACGATATAAAATAAGTTTAAAATCAAATTTATTTAATATTCTATTTAATAAATGTGGTTAAATATTCTTGAACAAACAAATAAAAGTATTTCTGAAGATGATAAATCTAAGTTTATTAATTTAAGATTTGAATTACATACTGTAATTTATATTATGAAAGTTTTAGAATCTAAATATTCATTTGAATTATTAGATGATGAACTGATTATTCAAGATAAAAAAGAAAATATTATAACAAAAGATGAATTTTATTATTGGTGGCAAATTACTCGATATCAAGAAATTTATAATGAAGAATTAGATATTATCAAAAAAATAAAAGAAGTTGAAAACAGTATTATTAAATTAAGAAATTCAATTAGTAATATCAAAGAAAAAGATGAAACTAAAAAACAAAAGAAAATAGATGAAACTGAAACTAAAATTGTTAAATTGTCAAATTATCTCAATAAAGAAGGTCCTATAACAAAACAGAAATTAGAAATGTTGTCTAATTTTAGAAATATGATAAATAATAAAGAATTTTTATTTAAATTATTTGATCTTATGAAAATTTATTTAACATATTCTGATTAAGGATTATTTTTATAATCTTTGTCTAAAACATTATAAGATACAAATTCACTCATATAAGCACTCATCATTTTATCATTTTTAATACTTTGTCTAGCAACTATAAAAGAATTATATAATTTCATCAAAACAAGTAAGACAAAACTCATAAAACAAGATATAGTTGATGAACTATGATAATCTGAATATAATATTTTTATCATTAGTAATATGTTAATAGAATAAGCAAACATTGTACTACATAAGAAATAATAATAATAAATATTTAGTTTATCCATTTCTTTGTCTAATTTTGGTTCTTTCTTTATTATTTCTTTTAAACAATTATCTGGTTTATCATTATCAATATCTAAATATTTAATTGCCCAGTTCTCTCTTTTTAATTCAATGATATAATATCCGAAAAATAATATCATTGTGAAAATATTCCAATATAATGTTTTTTTATGATAATTATCGCTATTTTCTAAATTTTCTGTGAGAGTACAAACATTATTTTCTGTTTTATTTGTTTCTAAGGATAAATTTTCACAACTTTGTGGAACAAATATTGTTAGAAGAGTTCCTGTTAATATTTTATAAATTTGAAGACAAAATATACCTGTGACTTTTAATCTCTGAATAAAATCTATATCAAACATTTAATTATTATTAATTATTTTATATATCTTTATATAATGATTCGATTATTAGATTATGTTTCAAATTGGATAGGTTTATTTTTTATCTTTTGGTTGATTTTAAAACAAACTAAATATTCTAATTATGCTGATTATATTAATCCATATTATGGAATTCATTTTATGTTTTACGGATATTTCATTTATCTTTTATTAAATTATCTAAAAGGAGTTAAATTTGATCCTTTATATGCGATATTTGGTATAATAACACATTATGCTCCAATTTATATATTTAATCTTGTAAATGGAAAACATAATAGTTATTCTCTGAAATTTTTCATATTTACGATTATAGCGTATTTATTATTTATAAATTATACTATAAATAAAAGTCCTATTGATGTTTATATCAGAGATAAACAAGTTACAAATATAAAAGAATTTTTTATCAAAATTAAATTATTATCATAAGTAAATGGACATCATCAATAAATTAAATAAATTAGACCCACATTATCATAAATTTGCTGACAAAGATAAATATACAGATATTTTAACTAATTTACCAATATTCATTGCTGGTTTCTATATTTTATCTTATAAAAATCAAAAATTAAAAGTATTAGGTATTCATGTGATTTTATTATCTATTGCTAGTAGTTATTATCATATTAATCCTAATAATAATACTATTTTAGTTGATTTGTTATCGATATCACTAATATCATCATTATTGATTATGTATTTATTAGATATTCAAAATAATTATATTAAAATAATACTTTATTTATCAGCAATAGGAACTGTTTTATATTGGAAATATAGTAGTAATTTATTACCTTATTCTCTTTTTTGGTTATCAGTCACCATATTATTGTTGTATAAATATTATGATACTAAATATAAATATAAAAGTTTATTGATTGTTGGTTTAATAGCAATAATAAGAATAGTTGAAATATATGATAAACAAATATATAAACTAACAAATAATATTTTATCTGGACATTCACTAAAACATATATTAGCAGGTATTGGTATTTATTTGATTGCTGATCTATTAAATGAATCTAAATTAGTGTAAATGTTCTAAAAAGATCTTATAACCTTCATCCTTTGCTAGACTTTTATTTATTTTTTTATGAGTATTTTTATTTAAATATTTGATTAAATCTTTTTTAGATTTACAATTATAATAATTGTTTTCTTTTACATCTATTACAGAAGCAAATACTTCTTTTTCTAATAGTTTCTTTGCTTTTGTTATTGTATGTTGTATGGGTAAATTAAACTTAATTAACCATGTATTTAATTGAATAAATAATTCACTATGAAATCTTTTTAAATCTTCTGATTTTTTTGAAAATGTTTTATCTGACCAATTATTTTTTTGTGAATGATCATATAATTCAAGTATTAAATCATCTAATCTATCTGATTTTAATCTATATTTTATTTTAAATTCTTCTATTGTATTTGGTTTTTTGATTTTCATTTATATAAATTTAAAGTATAAATTTTAAATAATAATAAATGGAGCAAGATTCAGATGATCTTTTTAATAATATGATGAAAATATATTTATCACAAATGGATTCAGCAATGAAAATTTCTAAAATTATTTGTGAACATTCTGATAGAGAAGAATTATCGGGTAATGATATTATTTGTGGTTTAATTTACAGATTAATGATTCCTATGGAATCAAAAGAATTAAATGAATCTTTATCAAACGCCGAAAAATTATTAGAATATAATAGTGATGATGAAATAGAAGATTATGATGATATCCCAGAAACATATGAAAGACCAATTATATCTCAAAAATTAAAAAGTAATAATTGTAATTGTGAAACATGTATTCAAATGAGAGTTTGTTTATTAAATTATCATTCATTTGAAACAACCGATCAATTAGCAGAAATATATAGAAATTCAATCAAAACTACATGTGATAAATATAATATTTCTATTTAAAATATAAAAATCATTAATATTTAAATGGGATATGTCCAACTTATTGAACTTATTCAAAGAGAAAGAATAAAAAGAATTGAAGAATTTAAAAGAATTTATAAAATTTATTATCCTTATTAATATTTAAACAATAAACAACAAATATAATTGTAATTAATGATGAAAGTCGAATCCGATATTAAACTTGATTTTAGTGATGTTCTTATTCGTCCAAAAAGATCAACTTTAGAATCTAGATCTGAAATTAATCTTGAAAGAGAATTTAAATTTCCTCATTCTACACAAATATGGAAAGGTGTTCCAATTATTGCTTCTAATATGGATACAGTGGGTACAGTTTCAATGTATCAATCTTTAAAAGAAAAGAATATGTTAACTTGTTTTCATAAATTTTTGAATATTGATGAATATCCCGAAAATGAAAGAAATAATTATATTATTTCAATTGGTATAAGAACTGAAGATTACTTAAAATTATCTGAAATTTATAAATATACTCCTGAAAAATGTAATATTGTTTGTATTGATATTGCAAATGGTTATATCCAAAAATTAGTAGAATTTTGTCAAAGAGTCAGAAAATTAATTCCTCATTGCATTCTTATCGCGGGTAATGTAGTAACAAGAGAAATGGTTGAAGAATTAATCATTAATGGAAAAGTTGATATAGTTAAAGTTGGAATTGGATCAGGTTCTGTTTGTACAACTCGTCTTCAAACAGGTGTTGGTATGCCACAACTTTCTTGTATCCTTGAATGTGCTGATGCTGCTCATGGTTGTGGTGGTCATATTATTTCAGATGGTGGAATTACATGTCCAGGAGATGCTTCTAAAGCATTTGGAGCAGGTGCTGATTTTGTTATGTTAGGATCTATGTTATCTGGTCATGAACAATCTGGTGGAGAATTAATAGAAGAAGATGGAAAATTATATAAAGTATTTTATGGAATGAGTTCAGATACAGCAATGAATAAACACTATGGTGGAGTAAGTAAATATCGTTCTTCTGAAGGTAAGACTGTTAAGGTAGAATATAAGGGTCCGGTTGAAAATACAATTTTAGATTTATTGGGAGGTATTCGCTCAACATGTACATATGTAAATGCTAAGAATTTAAAAGATCTTTCAAAATGTACAACATTTATGAGAGTTAATAATCAAGTTAATAAGATATATGGTTAAGATTCAGATTTATAAATGCGAATTATTATTCTCTAATTAAACGAATCACCTGCCGTAGTTAGGCGTTAGGGTCATAATCTTCTTCAGGATCGAGATCCACCCCCCAACCCGTTAGCTCCTGCTTCATATAATACGTTATCCGGATCATTATACCAGGTTGATTCTCCAGGCTTCCTGGGGGGCGGCGGTGTGGACGCCACCCCTTTGTCGCCTCCGCTGTGCCTGCGTCGCCTCTCAGTCCTTATCACGAGTATAGGTGTAATCTCCCGCTTTTATTGGCTTATATCCGGATAGAATCTGTCTATTTCGTTTTGTTTTCATCCTCTTGAATACTTGTCCATATCTGCTTCTGCTTTTTCTTTGAGTTCGTCCCTTTTTGCGTGAAGACTTCTTTTTTCTAGATTTGCGACTTGTTTTACTTTTCTTTGTTTTCCTGCCTTTTAAAAATCCATCTAAATTCGACAATTCTTTAGAAACAAGATCTTCAATTGAAGATTCTAATTTTAAAGATGGTTTTTTATTTTTCTTGGATTTCTTCTTTTTGGTTCCGTAGTGAGTTTTCTTAGTATTCTTTTTATGTTTCTGTTTCTTCTTTTTTCCGCCACCATATATATATTCATTCATCTATTATACTATTAATTATAAAATAATTATTTTGTAATTATTTTTTTTTCTTTTTAGAAGATTTCTTTTGAACTTTTTCATCACCTATTCTAACAGCCCCAAATTGACCCTTTTTAAATGTCCATCCTGCTTTCTTTAAATTATTATTTTTTTTTGCTTTTTTACTCGCTCTTTTTGAACGGATACGACCCTTCTTTTTAAAAAGATCTTTTTTGGTTAAACCTCCTCTCGTTTTTTTTGCTGTGCCATGCCATACTTCTGCCCTTGATCCATTAGTTTTCATTATGTTATATATTATATTATAAATTAATTATTTGTAAATTAATTATTTGTAAATTAATTATTTGTATATTTTTTATTATGTAATTTTTGATTATAATCATTAACAATGTAATAAGTTATAATTGAATTAAATCCTCCATAAAATAAAAATAATGGTATTATTTTCTTCATAATAATATATAATATATAATATAATGAAAAAATATGTTTTATGGGTCAGACATTGTGAATCTTGTTCAAATGTAGTTGTTCATTCAAAATATAAAAAAAGATGGTTTACGGATAGAAAACAAGGATTTGAAACTCCACCTAATTGTACAGTAATTGGTTTAATTCAATCATTTATGTTTGGTTATACATTATTACCTAAATTACTAAAATTATATCCACAATTTAAAAAAGTTGAATTTTATTGCTCTCTTTTAAAAAGAACAATGATAACTAATAAATTAATTAGTCATGGTCTTAAAAAGTCTAATTATAAGATTAAAACAAGTAAAGATATAACTAGGATGTGTAATGTTTCTGAAAGACAATCTTTATATGAAAAATTAATGAGAAAAGAATTTAACAGGGTATCTTTAGAAACATCTGATAACTTTAGAAAACAAGTTAATAAAACTTTTAAAAAAACTGGGAAAAAAATATCAAGAAGATTAAAAAAGAAAACTATAAATTGTAATAAAAATGATCATAATATGTTTATGAATGAAACATTACCTAAACTTAAATCTGATTCTTTAAATCTAATAGTCAGTCATGGAATTGTTTTAAAAAAAATATTTAAATTAAAGGGTTTAAAGAATGTTGATGGAATATTAGCAGAATATGATACTAAAGATAATAGTTTTAAGGTTCTAGAAAAGATACAAAATAAAACTGATTTATCTGATGACAAAAATTCATATAAAAGAATAAAAGATGAAGTTTTTAAATTACATTATCAGAGTGATTCAATTGATTTAAAAACAGCTATTAATATGGACGAATTTAGTAAATTTACAAATCGTCTCAAAATTGATTTCGATAAAAGAGATAATGAAATAACATGTGAAAAATAATTACTTTTTTAAATTTGGTTTATATTCCTTAAACGCTTCACTTTCATAATAATTCTTAAGTTCTTTTATCTTTGGTTTTACATTTTTGATAACAAAATCTCTAGTTTCATAAAAATTTTCAATTGTTTTATTCTTTGTTTTTAAAGGATTATTTCTAAATGGATTATTCTTTAAAAATGGATTATTCTTTAAAAATAAGTGTAACATATCTATATAAAAATATATTATTATCTTTTTATATATATTATGGGTAATATAATCTTTTGTTTTAAAAAGGAAAAAGAAGAAAATAAAAATTTAAAAAGATCAATAATTCTTTCTGGTAGATATTGTTTTCAATGTAATAATGTATTTGAAACTAAACAAGATTTAATTCATCATAAAAATTATTGTCAACCTAGACTGAGAGGTGATTTATAACATTTATTTTTTATAGGTATATTTCTTTTTAGTAGATTTTCTTGTAGATTTCTTTCTAGTAGATTTCTTTCTAGTAGATTTCTTTCTAGTAGATTTCTTTCTAGTAGATTTCTTTCTAGTAGATTTCTTTCTAGTAGATTTCTTTGTAGATTTCTCCCTTGTAGATTTCTTTGTAGATTTCTTTTTAGTAGATTTCTTTTTAGTAGATTTCTTTTTAGTAGATTTATTTCTAAATCCACCACCCCCCTTGTAGGGTTGATTGAGACTTATACTACTAAAATTAGATTCAGTCAATCCTAATTCATTTAGTTCTTCTGTTATATCATCTATTTCATTTAATGGCAAATAGATTGTAGGTATATGACTTCTCAAAGATTTCTTGACATTATTTTCCCACATGCCTTTTAAATTTATATAGAATGCATTTTTACCTGGGCGCTTCGAAACCCAACCAATCTTTTCTCTAAATTTTTGAAATTTTTGTTCATCCGTCAGCTTCTTCTCCTCCTGTTCCTCCGCATTCGTTTTCGGGTTCCCCAAATCTGGTATGACTTTTTTTAAATTATAAAGTTTTTTCAAACCCGAATTTTCTCTTTCATCTATATCTAATAGATCATAAAATTTATCTATAATATAATATTTATCTAATTCTAATTCAGTCGCGGTTCGTCGCTGTCCAGGAGTTAAATCATCCCATTTTATATGGAAAGGTAAAAAATTTTCAATTCCCGTTCGAGATAACTGAGTTTCAGGATTATTCCATGTTTCTTCGGTCCATCCTATACTTTTGAGTAATCTATGGTATTCATTTAATTTATCCCAATTTTCAGAATAATATCCTGGTTTGGGTAACTTATTACTTACCCAATTTGATCCGTCTTTCTCCCAACCTAAATATCTAAGTTTTGTTTTTATATCATCAGGTATATCACCCCAATCTGTATTTAAGATATCTGCCCCTTTTAGATCAGTTTTCTCTTGTTGTGCTTTTAGTTCTTTAACTGCCGGTGCTGTTGCTTCTGTTGCTGTTGCTTCTGTTGCTGTTCCATCAGGTTTTGATGAAACAACCCCTAATTCTGTTACACTTGGGTCCACTGCCAGTGCTGTTGCTGATGGTTCCGATTCTGGTGGTCCAGTTTCTGGTAGTCCAGTTTCTGGTAGTCCATTTTCTGGTAGTCCAGTTTCTGGTAGTCCAGTTTCTGGTAGTCCATTTTCTGGTTCTGCTGGTTCTGATGGTGCTGGTGTTCCATCTCCTTCGACTTGTTCTCCTGATACTGTTTCAGTTCGTCCTGTTGCTCCGTCCCCTTGTTCTGCCACTGCTTCATCTGTTCTTCTACCTGATGGTGCTGTTCGTGACGGTAGTGATGATGATGATGATGATGATGCTGACGATGATGCTGCCGCTACCGCTTCTGGTTCTTCTGATGATTCAGATAATGCTGATGGCGCTGATGGCGCTGATGTGACTGGTGGTCCTTTCGCTGCCGCTGCCGCTGCCGCTACCGCTGGTGATTCAGATAATTCTGATGATGTTGGTAGTGCTGATGGTGCTCCTTCATCTACTGTTATATTCATTTTCGGAGTTGTTATTTTAAAAGCTTCTTTAACATCAGTTATATTAACTTCTTCCCCTGGTGTTCCATCTCCTTCTTCTGCTGCTGTTTCATCTTCTGCTGTTTCATCTTCTGATTCAAGGGCGCTGACGACTTGTTCATCAATATTGCTTATTTCTGCTGCTTCTGGTCCTTGACTTTCATCTCTTTCATTTCCTTGATCTCCTGTTGATGACCCACTTGATTCTACACTATCACCTGATGCTTCAACTGGTCCTCCAACACCCGGTTCACTATCGATTCCCCCAACTGCCCCTTCTGCCCCCATACTTGTTGGATTTTCTACGAGTTCAGTTTCTACGAGTTCAGTTTCTACGTGTTCAGTTTCTACTAAGGGTTCAGTATTCCCTTCTACGTGTTCAGTATCCCCTTCTACGGGTTCAGACTGATCTCCATCATCTGGAGATCTATCTGGATCAGGAGGTCTATCTGAAACAGGTCCGGATTCACTTCCTCCATCAAGTGGTACATTACCAACAATTTTTCCCCTTAATAAAAATAAACTTTGAATTAGTAAACAAGTTACAAAAGCTCTAAAAATAATTGATGAATAAAAATGAATATTTTCATTAAATTTTTCACTAATAGATTCTATTAATTCATCGAATTTAGTTTCTGGCGTGGTGCCTTTGAAAAAAAAATCAGAAACAGTATTATCCAGACACATTGATAAACTAGTGTTACTATTAACTTCATTCCACCGCGCCCAACCCATGTTCGCAACTTTGCTTGCTTTACCCAACAACCCATATTCTAAATTATGACAAGCTGGACAATGTCTAAATATTAAATAACAATGAATCTTTTCGGGGTCGGGGATTCCATTTATTATTTCTTTTATTCTACTATAATTAGTAGAATTATAGTCGACGATCCCTTTTGATTTAATTTTTTTTTTTTCATCAATCATTATTAATAAACAATCTAAATTGTTAAGATCTCCTTTACTGAGGTACTTTTTTGATTCCTCCTCTGTTATTTCTGGAATTTCGTCCTCTTGTTCCCCCGAAAACCATCCGTCATTATTCATATCTTCTAATTTTCCAATTAATAGTTTCATAAATTCGTTATGACTAACTATAATTGAACATTTTCCAAAATCGGTATTCAAATTATCAATGTGTTTATCTTGGTCAATTATTCCTCTAAGTTGGTTTATAAAATTTAATACTCTTTGGTTAATATCTCTGTAATGGGAGTCTAAATCATACTTTAATAATTCAATTCTAGGAACAATACGATTAACATCTATATTCATAAGTTCACGGTTAAAAGATTTCGAATCTCCAAATATTTGTTGACTAATAGATGGTTCATTGACATAATCTCCAAAACCTTTACTATGTTCATATATTTCACTTAGTATTTTAATTGGTTTAAAAAGTAATTTTGAAACTTCCATGTCCGATTGCGATTTTTCTACAATTTCATTAAAAAGTTTAAATGTTATACTTAATATTTGATTATCATTAGAATTGCTGCAATATTCGTGATCCTTAATTTTTCCGGGATACCCTCCCTTTTGTCTTTTCCGTGTTTTTTTAATTTTAGATTTTCTTATTTTTCTTTTCATATATATTATAATATATTTCTTTTCTATTTAATTTACTTGAAAAAAGTATATATATTATAATATATATATGAAAAAGAAATATAATAAAAAAAATATTAGTAAAAAAAATATTAGTAAAAAAAAATATAAAAAAAGGAAAACTAAACGAAATAATTTAAGAACATCTAAAATTAAAAAAACACGGAAAAAACAAAGGGGTGGTGTAAAAGTTGGTAAATATGATCAAATGAATGAAAATAGAGAATATTTATTTCAAGAATGTAGATTAAATATCAATCAACTTATTCAAAATATTAATCAAATGAAATATGATATAGATAATAATAAACCAAAACCATTGCCAATTCGTATTTTATCGGATGTTTATGAAAAATCGATGAGTTCATCTATTAGTGTTGATCGTGTTAATGCCCCTATTATACATGAAGAAATATTTAATGAATTTAGAGACAATTGGAATCAAGGTCATTGGGGAAATTTAAGAGAATTAAATTTAGAACAAATTAATTTAGATTTTTCAAGTAGAATCAAAAGTTGGAATCCATTAAGTTCAAATTCTAATAAACAATCTTATTATATTCGAAAAGAAGATCTAAATAATGATGGATTGAGAATATTAAATAATGAAAGAGGTGGTAGATTGTTTAATTTTGTTAGAGGATTACAAGAAGGTAAATTTAATGATAGTTCTTATTTTGATAGTGATAATTTATATGATAATTTCATTCCAATTAATGAAGAAATAAAAGAAAATACTATGAATATAATTGTTAGTCATAATAATTTTATGAAAAAATTATGTTATTATTTAGAAGATTTAAAAATTAATACACCTTTGGATGATGATTATGTTTTAGATATGAAAGGTCCATCTGGTTATTTCAAAAATTTAAGAAGATGGTGGAAAAGTAAAGAATTTACTAATTTAGATTGTTTATTAATTGTTCTTGAAAAAAATACAAATTATACTCTTAATACAATAGGGACAGATGTGGATAAATACAAAATGCATACATATTTACCGGATCAAAATATTAATGGTTATCAAAATTTGGTGAATTATCTCAGAAATCAAAGTAGATCTTACACGTATATATTATTTTTCAGACATTGTCCAGCTTGTCATAATTTAGATTATACAACAAGTTTAAATAATCCCAAATTAGATAGTAATTCAGGGGATGATCAATATAAAGATAGAATGGGTGGTGGTTTTAATAACACTGTCCAAAAATTAGCAAAAACAAGTTGGAATACAGGTTGGAAAGGAAATATAAGTAATAGTAGTATTTCAACTTGTTTACATACAACTACAAATAAAGATTCTAGCAATGAATATTTATCTGGTTTTATAACTGAAGAAAGATTTTCTGAATTATTTTTATTAATATATGAAAAATTTGGAAAAAATATTTATTTTTATTCTTCAATTATTTTTAGAGCAATGTTAACTTGTTTATTATTAACTATTCTATTTAGTAAAATAACATCTTATAATGGTTCAACTGATTTAGAATCTGAAAAAATGTCATTAAAATCACAAGAATTATCTATGAATCCATCATTTGAATCTAGAGGTGAAATACCACCACATGATACATCAAAATCATCAAGAAGAACTGAAGAATATTTTGAAGAATTGGATTCTAATTCTGAATCTCAAAGATCTTATGATGAAAGACCTCTTAGATCTGGACCGAGACCACC